GATCTGCGTATCGTCTCGCGGCATGGGTTCGCTGAAGATGAACAAAGAAGGCATCAACGAAGTACAGGATGATTTCAGATTGGCAACTGCGGCAGACATTGTTGCAGATCCGTCAGCTCCAGGTGCTTTCGTAAACGGAATTATGGAATCTGTTGATTGGATCTATGACACAAAGGCAGGTTGGAAAGCAGTCGACCTTGCCGAGCAGACCAAGAAGCAAATCGAAAGAGCCGTTTCCTCTCGCTCACTTGAAGAGAGAAAGCTACAGATTTTTGAGAATTACTTAAACAAACTTTCAAAAATTACGTTTTAATAAATATATTAAAATTATCTACTTTAAAGGAGTATAATAATGTCAGAGAAGGAAACTAACAGTGTAGATAACACTGAACTAGATATCGAACAGATCGATGAAGCGTATGATAAAATTATCGATTCTAAAAAATATCCGGGTTTAAAGATTCATCAAAGTAGTACAACTGGAGCAGTTAAATTAACACATCCAGACCATGCCGATATGAAATTAAATTATAGTCGCGCACGCGATAGATATAGGCATCCAGTTCATGGTGAATTTTGGCACGATAAATTATGGGGTATTGCATCCAAATATCATAAACATGGTCCTTCACTTGGAAACCCAAATGTAGTAGCCGAACAGATCGATGAAGGTTCGGCTGCTGATACACTACACCCTGGTGCTGGCTCAGGTGGTGGAGATACCAAGGCTGAGACCCTTGCTACTTTCACTTCACTTCTAGCACAGCTTGGTAAGGAAGATCTTTCAAACCTATTCAACGATGTGCAGGCACAATTTGGCGCTAACAAGGCACCAGGTGCAGTGGACAATTCAGCTAAGAATCGCTCTACTGTAGATGCGAAGCCTTCAGCTGCACAAGGCACAGGCGCTTGGAAGGAAGACATCGACGACATGTTCGGCGGTGACGAACTAACAGAAGACTTCCGTGAAAAGGCAAGCATTGTTTTTGAAGCAGCTGTCAATACACGTATCACATTAGAAGAAACACGTCTTCAGGAAGAATTCGAAGCTGTTCTAGAATCTCTAGAAGAAGAGTATGAAACAAAGCTTCAAGAAGAAGCATCTAAGGTATTCGAAGATGTTTCAGCAAAGCTAGACCAGTATCTCGACTATGTTGTAGAAAACTGGATGGAAGAAAATCAGCTCGCAGTTGAAAGCACATTACGTGCAGACATTGCAGAAAACTTCATTCAGGGTCTACAAGGTCTATTTTCAGAGCACTATATTCGTGTTCCAGACGAACAGATCGATCTAGTAGCAGAAATGAAGGCAGAACTTGACGAACTCAAGGAAAAGCTAAACGAAACAATCGACACTAAGCTAGAACTAGAAGGTGTTATTGAAGAAGCTACTAAAGAAGCTACACTAGAAGAAGTTTCCGAAGGTCTTGCAGTAACACAGGCTGAAAAGCTTCGTACACTGTCAGAAGGTATCGAATATACTGATGCCGATTCATATCGTCGTAAGCTAGAAATCGTTAAGGAAAACTATTTCAATAAGAAATCAGCTTCAACAGGTTCAGGTTTTATTACTGAAGAAATTGATGGCGATGACGGCGAAGAAAAAGCCGACAGATATACTGCTCCAGGAATGGACATGTATATGAACGCAATTAAGAAATCAGTGAAATAATTATTTTTATAAATATAATAGCTACATATAGCTTTTATTAAGGGAGAAGAAGAAATGTCATATCTAGACGAATCAATTCAGAATAAGTGGAAGCCAATCCTCGAGCACGAAGATCTTCCAACAATCGGCGACAGCCACAAGCGTGCTGTAACTGCACAGATCCTAGAAAACACAGAAAACGCAATTCGCGAATCTCGTGCAACTTCTATGAGCGGTACAGGTCTACTTTCAGAAGCACTTCCAACCAACAACACTTCACCAAACGCAAACATTGATAACTTCGATCCAGTGCTTATCTCACTAGTTCGTCGTGCAATGCCAAACCTAATTGCGTATGATATCTGCGGTGTTCAGCCAATGACAGGTCCAACAGGCCTTATCTTCGCAATGCGTGCACGTTATGATACACAGGGAGGTACAGAAACATTCTACAACGAAGTTAACACCGGTCGTTCAGCTCGTGGTGGTGCAAACGCTTCTAACTCAGACGCTGGTTATTCCAGTGGTGCGACATCTGTTGGTGGTGCTAATACCAACGTAGGTACTACACCATCTGCTAACTCAAACGCATCAAACAGTCTTTATAACTTTGCTGGTGGTATGCAGACTTCACTAGCTGAAAAGCTCGGCACAGACTCAACATCAATCTTCCCAGAAATGGCTTTCTCAATCGAGAAGGTTTCTGTAACTGCTAAGTCACGTGCTCTAAAGGCTGAATACTCACTAGAACTTGCACAGGATCTAAAGGCAATTCACGGCCTAGACGCTGAAACAGAACTTTCAAACATTCTATCAGCAGAAATTCTTGCAGAAATCAACCGTGAAGTTATTCGTACAATCGTTGTAAGCGCTGTTAAGGGTGCTGCAGAAGGTACAACAACAACTGGTCTATTCGATCTTGACACAGACTCAAATGGCCGTTGGTCAGTTGAAAAGTTCAAGGGTCTTATGTTCCAGGTAGAGCGTGAAGCTAACGCGATCGCAAAGGGCACCAGACGTGGTAAGGGTAACGTAATCATTTGTTCATCCGACGTTGCTTCAGCACTTCAGATGGCAGGTGTTCTTGATTACGCACCAGCTCTAAACAGCAACAACCTAAATGTTGATGACACAGGCAACACATTTGCTGGTGTTCTTAACGGCCGTCTTCGCGTGTACATTGATCCATATGCAGGCAGCAACTACATGGTTGTTGGTTACAAGGGTTCAAGCGCATTCGACGCTGGTCTATTCTACTGCCCATATGTTCCACTACAGATGGTTCGTGCAGTAGATCCAAGCACATTCCAACCAAAGATTGGCTTCAAGACCCGCTACGGAATGGTTGCAAATCCATTCGCAGAAGGTACAACCGCTGGTGAAGGTCGTCTTGTTGAAGATAGCAACCAATATTATCGTCGTGTTATCATCAGCAACCTTATGTAAGATTGTTGAAGTTTATAACAATAAACGTAATAAAAAAACTGAGGGGGTCCGAAAGGACTCCCTCTTTTTATTGACTATAAATAATGTGATTAAAGATATTCATAACCTACATATAAGATTATACAGGTTACAGCTTAGAGGTCAAGTGAAATGGTGTCCTTCGATAACAATAATGCGTCAAAACTCAATTATAAATTTAAGTTGAGTATTACTCCTAAAGTAGAGTATAAAGTACAATCTATAACCATACCTGGGTTGACCTTAGGTGCTCCTACACAAGCAACTCCATTTGTACGTATAAACCATCCAGGCAATATTAGCTATGGTAACTTAGATGTTAGTTTTCTTGTTGGAGAAAATTTCTCAGATTATCTAGAAATTTTTAATTGGATGGAAAGCCTAGGTTATCCAGAAGGTTTACAACAGTATGAAAATATTAGAGCGGATTGCTCGGTAATAATCCTAGATAGTGCAATGAAGCCTAAGTTAAATGTAAGATTTACGGATGTCTTCCCTACCTCTCTATCGGGCGTGGATTTTGCCTCCAATCTAGACGATGTACAATATATCACTGTTTCTGCAACATTTAACTTTAATAGATTTTATTATTCTTTATTAGGTTGACTTTAAAGAAAAAATACGTTACATTGAACAATGTGTATGTATCTTTAAAGGTATGAAATGAAACTAGAATCCATCTTTGAAATGTGGGGCGAAGACTCCAACATTGATCGTAATGAACTTGGTAATGAATCCCTAAAGATTTCTAAATTACACCACAAATATCATCAGATCTATACTAACGAACGCCTATTGTTGCGTAAGTTCGAATCCGAACTAAAGAAACTTCGGCTAGAGAAGTTTGAGTTTTACACACAAGGACCTACTAGGGAAACACAAGAACGTGGTTGGCAGTTGCCTCCTATTGGTAAAGTCCTTAAAGCAGACGCTAATACATATATTGACGCTGATAAAGATGTTATCACGTTATCCCTTAAAATCGGCATTCAACATGAAAAAATTGAGCTGTTGGAATCTATTATTAAGACCGTTATGGCTCGTGGGTTTCAAATTAACACAGCACTCAATTGGATCAAATTCCAAAGTGGTGGCTAATGACTGACGTGCATTTAGAGCAAATAAATTCTGTACACTGTAGACTGCGGTGTGACCCTGGCATTATGATGGAACTGTCAGATAAGTTTACCTTCTTTGCAGAAAACTACAAATTCCATCCAAAGTATAAGATGCGTGTCTGGGATGGTAAAATCCGCCTAGTGAATACACTTACTGGTATAGTGTATGCTGGTTTAGCACAGCGTATTAAAAAGTTCTGCGATGCCAACGACTATACCTTTTCTTTTAGTGATGAACTAGCGTACGACAACGTATCCGAACACGAAGTGCGTGAGTTTATTAAAACCCTAGATTTACCGGACTGGATGGAAACTAGAGATTATCAGATTGATGCTATTGTAAAGTGTCTGCGCTCTAAGAGACGTACTCTGTTATCTCCTACATCATCAGGTAAATCGTTTATTATTTACGTAATAGCTGAATGGTATCGTATTAAACATGGTACTAAGTCTCTAATTATTGTACCTACTATTAGTCTGGTTGGACAGCTGAAATCTGACTTTGAGTCATATGGCTTTAAAGGCACAATCGATACTTCTATGGGAGGTTTATTAAAAGACAATGATATCCCCGCTAATCATGTTATCTCTACCTGGCAGTCGCTCGACAACGGTAAATCGAAAATGCCGAAAGAGTGGTTCAAACAATTCCAAGTTGTATTCGGTGACGAGGCGCACGGCGCAAAAGCAGCAAGCCTCGTTAAAATCCTGTCCAACATGGAACAAACTCCGTACAGATTTGGAACAACAGGTACACTAGACAACGTAGCATTGAATCAACATACCATTGAAGGTTTGTTTGGTGCGCAGTATAAAACTGTTACTACTCGAGAACTAATCGATCAGGGACATGCTTCGGATATTAAGATTAAGTGTATTATTCTGAGGTATCCTGAAGAAGTTGTTAAAGAGTTTCATAAGGCTGTTTATGATAAGAAACTACAGAAGACTCGTAAGAAAACTTACGCAGAAGAAGTAGACTTTCTTATTAACTATCAGAATCGAACAGACTTCATTAAAAACTTGACTTTGTCCTTGAAAGGTAATAAGTTAGTATTCTTCAGAATGACTGATCACGGAGAAACAATATACAAATCTTTAGCAGAACATTCTAATGCTTTTTATATTGATGGATCTGTATCGGGCGTTAAAAGAGAAGAGATACGTAAGGCGATCGAAGAAGAAGAAAACGCAATACTTGTTGCTTCATTAGGTACTACATCAACAGGTGTAAGTATTAACAAACTACACCATATGATCGCGGCATCCCCCTCTAAGTCTAAGATTAAAGTTTTACAGTCTATTGGTCGTATGTTACGTCAACACGACGAAAAAACGCATGCTATACTATATGACATTGTTGATAATCTTTCTAGAGGCGCAACAAAGAACTTCACTATGCTACACTTCGAGGAACGTGCTAAGATATATGACGCAGAACAATTCGACTATAAAATCTACAACGTAGGATTAAAATGATAGTTATTTTTAAACTAACTAACGGCGAAGAGATTATCGGAGATCTAACAGATCACGGAGAGCATGCTTATACTCTAGTCGATCCAATGTATATTATAGAATCCCCTGACTATGGTATGCGCCTCCGTGATTGTATGATGTTATCAGACGAAGATAGGTTGTCTATTAAGATATCTCATGTTATAACGTATTATAAGCCGTCGAAAACACTCGCTAATTATTACGGTGTTGCAAGTAAATTTGCAGCTAAGTTTTCACGCCCAATGATAGATGTTCAAATTCAAACATCAATTGCAGAGATGCAAATAGCCATGACAGAAGAGGAAGAAACCGTGGATAGATTAACCGATACATTACGTAGCATTACAGGTTCGAGGCTCCATTAATGTCAAATCACTATGTGGATAACAAAAAATTATACACCGAAATGGTTAAGTATATTAACGAGTATAATCGTGCTAAAGAAGCGGGGGAAGAACTACCACGAGCTAACGATTATATAGGTAAATGTATTTGGCTTATCGCTAATAGACTATCTACCAATAGGAACTTTATCGGCTATACATACCGTGAAGAAATGATTGGAGATGCTATCGAAAACTGTCTACGGTACATACATAATTTTAATCCGGATAAGTCTACTAATCCTTTTGCTTATTTTACACAGATCATGTATTACGCATTTATTAGACGTATTGACAAAGAAAAGAAACAGTCGTATATTAAATACAAGTCCATGGAAAACTCTCTAGTGATGAATACTCTAGTTGAAATGGCACCAGATGATCAGTCTCATTTCCAGGCAGTAGTTGTTACTATGGATATGGATAAGCTAGCTAACTTATCACAAAAATATGAAACTAAACAAACTGTTAAAAAAGAAAAGCGTAAGACAGGTTTAGAAAAGTTTATTGAAGGCGAAGATAAACCCGCCGAGTAAAGGGATATACTATGAAAATTGCTTTATTAGGGGATACACACTTTGGTGCTCGTAACGACGCAGCATCTTTCCACGATTACTTCGAACGTTTCTATAGTACTGTTTTCTTTCCATATCTAGAGAAAGAAGGTATTACAGAAGTAATCCAGTTAGGTGACTTGTTTGACCGCCGCAAATATATTAACTTCTTAACACTATCTAGATCCAGACAGTACTTCTTTGATCCGCTAAAAGAAAATAATATTAATCTAAGTGTGTTTGTAGGCAACCACGATACCTTCTATAAGAACACAAATGAAATTAACTCGCCACATCTACTGTTAGGCGAATATGATAATGTATCCGTATATAGTGAATACACTGAAGTATATTATGACGATGTTCCTATTGTTTTGCTGCCTTGGGTAAATAGTAGCAATCTTGAAAGTGTCCAACAAGCGATAGATAATACTAAGGCTCAGATTCTATTTGGACATTTAGAACTAGCAGGCTTTGAAATGTATCGTGGTGTGTTTCATGATCATGGCATGTCCGCTAGTATGTTTGATAAATTTGACATTGTAGGTTCGGGACATTTCCACCATCGTTCGTCTAAGGGCAATATTCATTATCTCGGAACCCCTTACGAAATGACTTGGTCGGATTACAATGATCCACGAGGATTCCATATCTTTGATACAGAAACTCGTGATCTAAAGTTTATTGTTAATCCATATTGTATGTTTAGCAAATTACACTATGATGATACTGATAAACTCCAACATGAAATTATGGATATAGATATTGATAAGCTGCGCAATACGTTTATTAAAATAGTGGTTCATAATAAAAATAATCCATATTGGTTCGATATGTATGTAGATATGTTGGAGAAAGCCGGAGTGGCTGACATACAAATTGTAGAAGATCATCTTAATCTTAACTTAGAAGATGATTCCGATATTATTGACGAGGCTGAAGATACTCTAACTATTCTACGTAAGGTAGTTGATAACATCGATACTAAAAACGTCACTAAGAAAGAACTTGACAATTTTCTAACAAACCTGTACAGTGAAGCATTACATGTGGAGTAACTTATGACATTTGATCAATGGTTAAACGAAATCGAGAACTATAGTCTTCGCATTGAACGTCTCTATGACGATCTTGATGTAATAACTGGTGTTGATAAAACAGCAAGTGAGTCCGTTCGAAACAGAGCGCTGATGCTGGGTTGGCTAAAGGCTGCATATGAAACTGGATACAGCCATGGTTATAACGAAGGCGTATAAATGATTCTATTTAAAAAACTACGATATCAGAATCTACTATCTACAGGTAATCAGTTTACTGAACTTGTTTTTACTAAATCTAAGTCGACACTGGTAGTAGGACAAAACGGTGCGGGTAAGTCAACGTTTATCGAGGCGTTGACTTTTGCTCTGTATGGTAAACCCTTTCGAAATATTAACAAGCCACAGTTGCTTAACTCTATTACACAAAAGAATCTATTAGTTGAACTAGAGTTTTCTATTGGTAAGAAAGAGTATATGATTCGTCGAGGCATTAAGCCTAACGTATTTGAAATTATAGTCAACGGGCAGCTACTAGATCAGAACGCAGACGCACGAGAATATCAGGAACATCTAGAGAAGAACATTCTTAAACTAAACTTTAAGTCGTTTAGTCAGATTGTTGTACTAGGTTCGGCAAACTATGTTCCGTTTATGCAGTTACCTGCATCTGAACGTCGCAAGGTTGTAGAAGATCTTTTGGACATACAGATCTTCTCCGTAATGAACAGCATCCTAAAAGATAAGATCGCAAATAACCGGACCGCAGTAACTGAAATAGATTACAGTATCAACTTATGTGAACAGAAGATCGAAATGCACACTAAGCATATCGATACACTGAAAGCAAATAACGATGATCTAATCGTACAGAAACAACAGAAGATTAAAGAACATCAAGAAGGATTAGATAGTCTATCTGTTGATACTGATTTACTTTTAGAAAAAGTGGAGATATTAAATGAAGAAGTCTGTGATGAAACCAGGGTCTTGGGTCGTAAGACTAAACTTGTTCAGATGGAATCTACAATTGAAGATAAGATACGCAAACTTAAAAAAGAAGTGGCGTTCTATCACGATCATGATAACTGCCCCACATGTAAGCAGGGCATTGACCATGAATTTAAGACCGAAACTATCTCTAAGCGCGAAGCAAAATCCGGCGAACTAACAGAAGCACTTACTAAGCTAGAAACAGAGATTACTACAACAGAAAGTCGTATCGAAGAGATTAATAAACTCAACGAGCAGATCTCTAGCCTAAATACTAAGATTAGTGAAAACAATCAGCAGATTAAGTTCTACAATAGATACATTAAAGATCTACGTGAAGAAATTACTAACCTGCAAGATCAGGCTTCTAAGATTGATACTAACTCTGAAGATACCGTGAAATATGAAGAAGAGCTAAATAAGCATAACGCACGTAAACAAGAACTGATTAAAGAAAAGTCTGTACTAGATATTGCTGGACAATTACTAAAAGATACAGGTATTAAGACTAAGATTATTCGACAGTATGTACCTGTTATGAACAAATTGATTAATAAGTATCTATCAGCATTGGACTTTTTTGTAGACTTTCAATTGGATGAATCATTTAATGAAACAATCAAATCAAGATTCCGGGACGACTTTTCATATGCTTCTTTCTCCGAGGGAGAAAAGATGCGCATTGATCTTGCTCTTATGTTTACCTGGCGTGCTATTGCTAAGCTACGTAATAGCGCTTCCACTAATCTTCTTATCATGGACGAGGTCTTCGATTCGTCGCTTGACGCAACTGGTACAGAAGAGTTCTTAAAGATACTAGAGAGCTTGACTTCTGATTCGAATACGTTTATTATTAGTCATAAAGGCGATAGTTTGTTCGATCACTTCCACAGCGTAATCAAGTTCGAGAAGCATGCTAATTTCTCACGTATTACTACCTAATGAATTAGTTTTTGTTATCTTTGGTTCATTTGGATTGGTCTTTTTAAGGCCTTTATTCCAACCTACAGAAACACCTTTTTTGCCCTTATTCCAAGCAACCCGCCCTTTCATTTTTTCTATGGTTTCAGCTGTATGTTTATAGCCTTTTGTTGACGGCATTTGTTTACCATTAGCCATTTTATTTTTTTCATCTTGGCTTTTTGCTAATTTTCTTTCTTCTGACCATTTTTCTTTTTTGGGTTTTCGCATTTTTATTAAAGTTTCAGGTTTGTGTTTATAGCCTATTTTTGGTGTTGGCGGCGCTCCAATAGCAATGTTCAACCAATCTTCTCTGGTTTTTACTTTGAGTTTAGTTAGTACTTTTTGTTCCCATAATTGACATTGTTCTCTTGTATCAAATATTTTTCGTATTTGTACATCAAAAGATTCTTTACCATGTTCTTTTATGAGTTGTTTTACTTTTTTTGATGAGGTAAAATACGTATTCCATAGATCATTAGGATGGCATCCTGTTTTCCAACGGGCTCCATAATAATGTTGATTTGTTATCCTATTATAGATATAGTAGGTAAAATAAACAGTGTACATTATATCCTCCATGTAGTATAGTGTATTTATAGAAAACAAGTTTTTAGTAGGATCGCAGCATGATTCTTGATTTAATTCCAGCAAATAGTCCAATTCTTAAACAGGAAATGGAACGTTTTGATTTTTCTAATCCGCCAGTAAATCCCCTAGATCTAGTTACGGATCTAGCCGAAACAATGCTACATCATAATGGTATTGGACTAGCAGCAAATCAATGTGGTCTTCCATACCGTGTATTTGTTATGAATGCAGATGAATTAATTCCTTGTTTTAATCCTATTATAGTACATTATGATCCTGATACTATTGTACTAGAGGAAGGGTGTCTGTCTAATCCTAATCTGTTTGTCAAGATTAAGCGCCCTCGTACTATCAAGGTCCGTTATACGGAACCAGACGGAAATACTCTTACTCGTGTTTTTGATGGTATGACAGCAAGAATCTTTCAGCATGAATTATCTCATCTTAACGGGGAGAATTATATCCGTCTCGCTTCTTCGTATCATAGAGAACAAGCACGCAGTCAACAGAAGAAAGCTAATCGACAAAATAAGGAACTACATTATGCCTATTAAAGTATCTGAACTATTTTATTCTATTCAGGGAGAGGGACGTTATATGGGCGTCCCTTCTATCTTCTTACGTACATTTGGTTGTAATTTCCATTGCCAGGGTTTTGGTATGCCTCGTGGAGAACTGTCACAGGAACGTGAAGCTATCGATCCTAAAGATTACAAGGAATATGGCAATCTGCCATTAGTTACTACAGGTTGTGATTCTTATGCGAGCTGGGATCCACGGTTTAAGCACCTAAGCCCTATGTTGGAAGTAGATGCTATTGTAGAACGTATTCATGAGCTACTACCACATAAAGAATGGTTGGACGAGCATCTGGTTATTACAGGAGGAGAGCCTCTACTTGGTTGGCAGAAGCAATATATTGAACTTATTAGTAAGATGCCTGAACTACAGGAAATTACATTCGAGACTAATGGCACACAAGAACTTAATTCGGAACTAGCTGATTATCTTAAGAGTGAATTTCATCCAGCAGCTATTACATTTTCTGTGTCGGCTAAGTTGCCTTGTTCTGGACATACTTTTGAAGAAGCTATTAAACCAGAGATTGTTGTAGATTATGAAAAGGTTGGTTACACTTATTTGAAGTTTGTTGTAGCAAACGAAGAAGATGTCGCTGATGCTGAGAAGGCTGTTGCAATGTATCGTGATGCTGGGTTTATTGGACCAGTATATCTAATGCCTGTAGGTGGTGTAGAATCTGTTTACACATTAAATAACAAGAACGTAGCACTTATGGCACTAGAACGTGGTTGGAGATACTCTGATCGTCTACAGGTTCCTCTCTTTAAGAACGCCTGGGCCACATAATGAAGTATAACTTTATTCTAGATTACGAGTCTATTGGAAACTTTGTTTTTGATTGTCCTGTAATTAATTGTGCGTACTTTGTTTTTGATTGGGAACGTTTTACTAGCGATAACCCATACACTTTTGAAGAACTTATCGAATCTATCAAGATGGATAAGTTTGATCTAGAAGATCAGAAAAAGTATGGTTACAAGCCTAAACAAGAAAACATCGACTGGTGGATGGGACAGAGTAAGGAAGCTCGTAAGCAACTGTTTCCAAGCGATAAAGATATTACACAAAAACAGTTTGTATCTAACATTACGAATTATCTAACACCGTATAAGATTGATTGCTGGTGGTCTAGAGCTAACTGTTTTGATCCAGTATTGTTGCAACGTCAGTTTGTTGATGTTTCTTCTAACGAAGATCTAAATAAACTACTCAAGTTCTGGAAGATGCGAGATATCAGAACATATATAGATACACGATTTAATTTCGAGAACAAAAAGAATGGATTTTGTCCCGAAGAAGATGAAAAAGCATGGGACGCTAAGTTCATTCTACATAACTCTATACATGACGTTGCAGCAGATATCTTAAGGCTACAACGCATTGAACGTTTAATCCATACCTAAGGAGTTTAAATGATTGACCCAACTACTATTATAGATTATGAGTATAACGACTTTCGCAGCGGTATCGATAAGATCGCCAAAGCTATCACAGCTTCGGGCTGGTCTCCTGACTATATCGTGGGTATTGTTCGTGGTGGCGCTGTCCCAGCAGTTTATCTATCTCATAAGCTGAAGATTCCGGTACAGATGGTCCACTGGAATACAAGAGATACTACTATTTTTGATAAAGAATCTAACTGTTGGATTCCTGAAGATATACACAACGGTAAAAAAGTTTTAATTGTTGATGATATTGTTGATGGCGGCGATACTATTCGGGAATTACTCGAAGACTGGTATCAATCTACTGCAGGACTAGGAGATTTACCTATTGACAATATTAGAATTTCTGCTATGATATATAATACATCACAAGATGTTAAAGTAGATTTTTACGATCGTACTATAGATCGTAACGAGGATTCCCGGTGGGTAATCTTTCCATGGGAAGCGTAAGCGGTCTTAACAGCATCATCCCGCTATACTAAATTCTGCTGCTCTATTAACCTAATAGGGGAATACAATATGCCATATTATAGTACAAAACATTATGGACACAACATTGGTCTTTCGGCTGTATTTCGGCAACCGAACGCAGATCATTCGCATTGCCATTTACTTCATGGGTATAGCCTTGCATTTACCTTTAAGTTTGGTTGTGATGAACTAGACAATAAGAATTGGGCAGTTGACTTCGGCGGTCTTAAGCAAATTAAGGCGTGGCTAGAAGATAATTTCGACCATAAGGTCGCAGTTGATATTAATGACCCGCACTTAGATAAGTTAAAGGAACTCGAAGCACTTGATCTTGCAGAGCTTCGTATCTTTGACGGAGTAGGCGCAGAAAAGTTTGCATACCACGCATTCCAGTATGCAGACAAATTAATCCGTGAAAAGACTAACAACCGTTGTTGGGTGCAGTCAGTAGAGTGTGCCGAACATGGTGCTAACTCAGCAATTTATGAAAAGGAAGATTGATTATGAAATATCCAGACCCTAAGAAGCATCAGCTCGTATCGTTCGTCAAGAGCGGTCTACGTATTGCTGGATGTGTATGTGCAATTTCTAGTGGCGGTATCGTTGGGCTTGCAATTGCATTGTTGTTGGCTGAACTTGTTGGCATCTACGAAGAATTAGTTTAATTTTTTTTGTATCTGCTTGACAGAAATTGCTAAATACACTATAACAAGTAATATTGTACAGCAGAAGGAGTTAATATGAAAACTGATTACGAACTAGGCAAGAAGGTAAATGCGTATTTGGTATCTAAGGGTGTAGAAACACCTGTAGTTCTGGATATGTTGAATGTATCTGACAAGAGTAAGATTACAAAGATCGAAAAGAACTTCCGTAATATTATGGAAACACTTGGGTTGGATCTGACTGATGATAGTCTTGTAGATACACCTACTCGTGTTGCTAAGATGTATGTTAACGAAATCTTTCGTGGTCTTAACTACGAGCAGTTTCCTAAGTGTACTGTAGTAGAGAACAAGATGAAGTACGACGAAATGGTTGTAGAAAAGAACATTACAGCAATTTCTTCTTGCGAACATCACTTTGTTACTATTGATCAGAAGGTACACATTGCTTACATTCCAGCAGATAAGGTTCTTGGTCTTAGTAAGCTAAATCGTATTGCAAAGTTCTTTGCGCATCGTCCACAGATTCAGGAACGTTATGCTGAACAGTTGTTCTATGCACTAGAATGTATTCTGGAAACTAGCAACATTGCTGTTGTTGTTACTGGTAAGCATTATTGTGTTGCACAGCGTGGTGTAGAGGATACTAGCTCTTATACTATTACAAGCAAGCTAGGTGGTTTCTTTAAGTCGGACTCTTCTGTTCGCAAGGAATTTATGGATTTGGTAAACAGCAAATGAGATTAGAATATGTGCTTTCTGGGTTGTCGCACACAAAGATAACCACGCCGTACTTTGACGCCCCTGTCCTTGTTGACATGGGGCGTCAAGCTCTGAAATACGTATCCAACAATACAGATCATGATCTTGGACTATTGTTTAACGCAATGGTCGAACCTTCTTTTCCTAAGAAGTTTGAAAATTATCGTGATTGTGTAAAGTATATTCATAGTGACTCTGGTGGACTACAGTTAGCACAGAAGGGTAAGCCTCTTACACCTGATGTAGAAGCAAAGATCTACAAGACACAGGCTCTTAACTCTAATATCTCGATGAGTATTGATAAAATTCCATTGGAAATTATTCCAGGAATGGGCGATCCTCGTACAGATATGAATGCTAAGCGCTTTGTTGTCTCTGAGAACAAAGATGCCGGTATTGAATCTGGAAAGAATTTGTATAGACAGATTCAGGCATTTAAAAAGTATCGTATAGACGATACTAAAAACTACGATAGCAAGCCTCTAATGATTATTCAGGGTAATGCTCTAGAAGATTACATCGAGTACTTCGATAACATTCTAGCACAGATTCCTGAAGAAGACTACTGTATGATTGGAGGCTATGCTCTCGCGGGTTCTGCTATTGGTATTGGCACTCTAGAAGCTATGGACACTCTGTTCTCGTTTCTAGCTCTTGACAAGCCAAAACAGATTCCAAAGAAGATCCACTTGCTGGGGTATGGATCTGTACAGCGTCTTATGCCAGTTCTTTCACTGAAGGAAACATTCTTTAGTGATTATGAAATTAGTTACGACTCTACTACACACACTTCTAAGTATAACTTTGGTGGTGTATTGGGAGAACATGGCGGAGACGTTTCTTTTGGTATGCAGGACAATCCAGAGGGACGTGAAGTATTTGGTAGAGTTTATGATAGGTTTGCCGATGCTATTAAGTCTAGTCTAGGTGTAGACAGACAGCGTTGGGTAGACGTTATCGTAAGTGAACTTACTGGTTCTACACGTTACCATCCTTCGGACGAGGCAGGTATTATCCACCGCAGTGGTCCACTCATGTGTTCGTTGTATTCTGCTTACAACTTTATTAAACTAGTTGACAAGACAGAAAAGAATATTCGCACATCTAAGCATTCGTTTACTGGTGTGCTACATAATATTCAACAGAACGTAAAGAGCCCGGAACACTGGTTCGAAGAATATCGTGATAAGGTTAGCATTCATTTACCGTCTAACCGGATTAAAAGGATTGACTTTAGAGGAAACTACGGTAATAATTTGGATAGTTTCTTCGATTGATAAAGGAATTAAAAATTGTTTGGACCTTCAGCACTACCTATTGAATACTCGCATCGTTGTGAGTCTTTCCACATATTGTATCGCAATACTGTAAATCTCTTTAAGCAGAAGTTTAACCTGCCTGAAGAAACAATCGTTCTGCTAGTTACTGGTTCTGGTACAGTAGCAAACGAAATCGTTATGTACTCTATGAAAAACTATCCCGATGTGGTAACAGAGGGTGGTTTCTCTTCTCGTCTAAAAGATAATACTTTCCACCACCTTGTGGGTCCTATTCCGGACGAAGAAACTTCTACTGTAGGTGTTCAGTACGAGACTGGTATTTCTAAGTTCTATGACAATCTGGACGTGGATTTCGCAGATTGTGTTTCTGCTTTTCCATATCATGATCCAGTAGGCAAAGTGTGGACCACTGTTTCTTTTAAGCAATTGGGCTCGGTGACAGGATTATCCTTGATTGTTATTAAGAATGAAGCTACAATGAAGGAACTGTTTAGGGAAACAGAACCTACTTACCTGTCTCTAATGAAGTATTACGATGCTTCGCTTAAAAACGAAACACCTAATACACCTGCTGTATCTGCTATTGAACATTTTTACGATATATTGGTAGATTTTGATCTGGATAAGCATCGTAAAACTATTGATACACGTTATGGCATTATTAAAGATCTCCTTGCAGTTAAAGGCATAGAGACTAAAGGCATAGAACCTGTGCTTACTGTTGTAACAACTCCTGAAGTTCGTGAACGTCTAAAGAAGTTTAAACTATATGGTAACTCTGGAGACCTACAAATCTTTACTTGGACAGGTACAGATGAACAATATGAAAACTTTTATAAGGAACTAATGGCACTATGAAGGTACTAAGTCAGCTATCTGGAGGCATTGACTCTGTAGGATCTACACTAAAGATCGCAGAGTCTGGTGTCGTGTTCGGAACAATCTTCTTTGATCTTGAACAGGCATATGTCGCCCAAGAATCTCTCGCTGTAGACTATTTCGTAGAATACTTGAAAGAAAACTATCCAGACACATATACGGGTCATTATTATTCTGAAGTGTTTATGGATACCTTTTCCCCGGATCCGAACACACCTTCGGAATACATTCCGGTACGCAACTTTGTTCTGGGTGCTATGTCTGTTAACAAGGCACTAGCAAATGGCTTTGACACGATTGCCGTAGGCTCTAAGACTGTTAAGGTACGTCCTGGAGATCCGTATTCGTTCTCGGATTGCTCTATTGAGTTCTTCCAGAAGATGTCTGATATTGCCACATTCTGTTCTGAGAACCAGAAGGTAGAGTTTATTATGCCTCTTATTGATGGCGAAACTCCGATGACTAAACAGGAAGTTATTAAATATCTTATTGATAATGATGTAGATGTATCTCGACTGTGGTCTTGTTACAATGGTGAAGTTGACAAGCATTGTGGTGTATGTTATCATTGTCAAGAGATTAAGAAGACTGGTTATTGGGACTACTTCTCTCGTTAATGGAGATACTTTGTTATGACGCGTATTAATTCGGACATTGATCCGAGAACGTTGAAGCGTGCGCATTTGATTGCTGAAATCCGTGAAATTACTATGGTACCTGCTTCTCTTAAGCGTAGTCTTAAGACACGTAAGAAAACTGATATTGTAAAAGAAATTCCTAAAGAGTTTACTCTTAATAAGGGACATGTAAAGTTCTTTTATGATAAGCTAGGCTTTCTACAGAAGCGCTTTAACAAACTAGCAGACGAAATGGAACGACGAGGCTATAAACCTGATCGTAGTCGTATTCTATATTTTGATGGTTTCGATACTTGCTGGTACAAAGATTGGTCTGCAACACAAGTGGACAATAACATCGTTCTTGCCCGTATTAATGCGCGCATAGCACAAAAGCCACACCTGTATACTGACGTATTGGACTAAATGTGGATAAGAAATTCACATACGCTAAATTAGTCGGTAATGTAGGAGAGGCTTTTACCTTAGGTTATCTACGTTCAGAATACAAAGATTGTATGGTAGAAACTGTAGAAGAGTACTACGGTAAAGGTTATAGGTGGAATAATATGTGTCTGCCTGATGTTCTTATTACACCACCTGAAGGTCGTAAGACACTTGTAGAAGTTAAGTGTAAGAAAGGCTGGAAGGGTATGATGAATATCGAGCTTAAAGATGTCAAAGACTACCTAAAGATCGCTGAACTGAAGGATTGTAATTTCTTTCTTCTATTCTTTTTTCTATACGACAACTATGTGTATAAGTTGTCTGTAGAAGATCTTAAAAAACCTACAACTAAAGAACGTAATTTTAACGGAGTGGAATTCCTCTGCTACGACCCAGAAGGTAAAGATAAGTTTATTGAGAATCCGGTTCCAGCAGGAATCTTTAATCGAGATATTATGGAACATATCTAGGAGAAAATAATGGCAGAGAAGAAAATCGGATATAAATATAATGAAGGCAATGCACTTCAAGAGATCACCGAATACATCAATAATACCTACGGTGAACACTACTCCAAAAACAAATATCAAGCAACCGAGTTTATCATAGACAATGGTCATGGTACCGGTTTTTGCATTGGTAATGTGCTCAAGTACGCACAGCGATATGGTCGCAAGGGAGATCCAAACGAATGGCGCAAAGACCTTCTGAAGGTAATCCACTACGCTATCATCCAACTTCACGTACATGATACCTCTACATTTGAAAATAAGGTTATTTAATAATGAGTGATAATATAGAAATTAAACTACCAATTGAAGAACTACAGAAGCGCAAGTTGTTTGTAGCAGCGCCTATGTATGGCGGACAATGCGCAGGTATGTTTGCACGTTCAGTTGCAGATCTTTCAGCGTTGTGTACACATTACGGTATTCAAGTTCGTTTCTACTTTCTTTTTAATGAAAGTTTGATTACGAGAGCTAGAAACTACTGCGCAGACGAGTTCCTACGTTCAGGTGATACACACATGATGTTTATTGACTCTGACATCGGCTTTAATGCTCGGGATGTTATTGCCCTTCTAGCACTACAAGATCCTGATGATACGCAAGATAATTATGACGTATTAGCTGGACCTTATCCGAAAAAGTGTATATCATGGGAAAAGATTAAGACGGCTGTAGACAAGGGCTTCGCCGACGATAATCCAGCAGATCTAGAAAAATATGTGGGCGACTATGTATTTAATCCTGCAAGCGGCTCCGGTTCTATTCCTCTTAATCAGCCTGTTGAAGTTCTCGAAGCAGGAACTGGGTTTATGATGATTCGCCGCCGTACACTAGAGAAGTTTCAGGAACTATATCCTGAAAAGCTATACAGGCCAGACCATGTTCGTACAGAACATTTTGATGGTAGCCGTGAAATTATGGCATTCTTTGATACACCTATTGACGGTAAGCGTACTAACATTACTAATGAACTAAAGGCTTTCTTGGAACAGAATCCACAAGCCACCCACGAACAGGTTCTCAATTTTGTTACAGATCCGAATAACGGTGTTATTAAGGAATATACTAAGCGTTACCTATCAGAAGACTATATGTTCTGTCAGTGGGTTCGTAATGCAGGTATGAAGGTTTGGTTCTGTCCTTGGATGCAACTACAGCACGTAGGTATGTACGTCTTTGGAGGATCTTTAGTTGATCTTGCACAAATAGGGGCATCTGCTACAGCAGACCCATCACAATTGAAGAAGTTCAAGAATTAATTTTTGAAAGGACTATATTATGAAGTTTTCTACACGCACAATCCAGATTCTACGTAACTTTGCGTCTATTCACCAAGCCCTGCATTTTAAGACAGGTAATGTGTTGAAGACTATGTCGGAGACTAAGTCTATCCTCGCAAAAGCTACTATCGATACTGAAATTGAAAAGGCTTTCGCAATCTATGATGTGCCTAAGCTTCTAAGTGCAATTTCTATGTTCGAAGATCCAGAACTTATTCCGCATGATTCTTATGTAGAGATCGCACAGAATAACGAACGTATCGAGTATACATATTCCGAACCTTCTCTTATTAAGACTCCGCCTGAGAAGGAGATTGTGTTTCCAGAGCCAGACGTCTTGTTTGAACTAAAGAACGAAGATATTAATCGGGTTCTAAAGGGTATGGGTATTACAGGCGCAAACGCTGTCTGTATTACTGGAGAAAATGGTAAGATCTATCTGGAATCTAAGACTGTAGCACTCGGACCAAAGTCTAGTCAGGGCAATGCAACTGGTGCTCCGTCTTACCGTGCAGAAGTAGGTGACACAGATAAGAAGTTCTGTTTTATCTTTACAGCAGAAAACATTAAGTTGCTACCTGGTGACTACACTGTATCACTATCTAAGAAGGGCATTTCGCACTTTAAGGGAACTGATGTAGAGTATTGGATTTCTATGGAACAGACTTCTACTTTTGAAGGCTGATTTTAATTGACTCTAGTTTACGGTCTGTGTAACATGTATATTATAACTATACAAATAGCACAGATCGTAAACTTTTTTTGTGATGGAGATATATTATGTTGGAAGAATTCCTTTGGGTAGAGAAGTATCGCCCGCAGACTATTGAAGATACAATTCTGCCACAGCAGCTAAAGGATACCTTTCAAGAGTTTGTTAATCAGGGAAATATCCCTAATCTGTTGCTAACAGGCTCGGCTGGTTGTGGTAAGACTACAGTAGCACGTGCTATGTTGGAGCAGCTAGGCTGTGACTATATTATCATTAACGGCTCGATGAACGGTAACATTGACACACTGCGTAACGAGATTATGCAGTTTGCTTCGTCTGTGTCTCTTATGGGCGGACGTAAGTATGTTATCCTTGATGAGGCTGACTATCTAAACGCTAACTCGACTCAGCCTGCTCTTCGTAACTTTATGGAAGAGTTTAGCCGTAACTGTGGTTTTATTCTTACTTGCAACTTTAAGAATCGTATTATTGAGCCTCTACATTCTCGGTGTTCGGTTGTAGAGTTTAAGATTAAAAAGAAAGATCTGCCTGAACTTGCTAAGCAGATGATGAAACGGCTATGTCATATTCTTGACTCTGAAGGTATTGAATACGACAAGGCAGTGGTCGCAGAACTTATTAAGAAGCACTATCCCGACTGGCGCCGTGTAATTAACGAGCTACAGCGCTACTCGTCTACAGGTAAGATTGACTCTGGTCTGCTTGCTAACTTAACAGAGACTACCTTTAAGCAAGCAATTACGTTTATGAAGGAACGTGACTATACTTCACTTCGTAAGTGGGTTGCTGAGAACATTGATACAGACTCGACCGCTATCTTCCGTCTACTGTACGATACCGCTTCGGTACATATTGATACTGGTTCTATTCCACTTTTGGTTATTATCCTAGCTAAATACCAATATCAGTCAGCCTTTGTTGCAGATCATGAAATTAATCTTGTAGCATGTTTGACAGAAATTATGGCAGACTGTAAGTTCCTATGAGCTGGTGGAAACGCAGAAAATGCGCTTCCTGTAAGAAAGTTCTAAAGGAAAAAAACGGCATCCATGATCTAAGACTACAAACTGCGGAAGGTCTAGTTGAGCTAGAAATCTGTGGGGAATGTTCTGAGTTCTGGGACAAGTCTGCTGAGGTATTGAGTACAGGGAAAAAACTAAATGAGCAATCCGTTTGATTATGTAAATGCAGTGAACTTCACTAAGAAGGACATGATGACCGATACAGACAACGACGAGTTGGCTGAAAAGAGTTATGTGCCTTTTATGACTAATCGTTCGTTATCGTACTTTGTAGACACTATACAGTATGCTAATGAGATGAATATGAACCACCACTTGGATAACAAACTTCAGTTTCATTATCTACTAAATAGTGTACGCCCTAAAAAGAGGTTTTCGAAATGGGTGAAGAAACAGTCAGATAGTGATATTGAAGTTATTAAAGAGTACTACAAATACAACACTGTGAAAGCAGCAGCAGCCTTAGAACTACTGACACCTGAACAACTAATAATAATAAAGAAAAGATTATATACAGGTGGTACAACATGAGCGTTTTAGAAACTCTATTAGAAATTAAATTGGGCGAGGAAGATGATTTCCTAAAAGTCCGCGAAACATTAACACGCATCGGTGTTGCTTCACGCAAAGACAAGACACTATATCAATCTTGTCACATCTTACACAAACAGGGTAAGTTTTACATCGTACACTTTAAAGAGATGTTTGCTCTAGATGGCAAGCCTTTTACTTTCTCTGAAGAAGATAAAGGTCGTCGTAATACTATTGCTAAGCTCCTAGAAGACTGGGGACTGATTAAGATTGTTGACGAAAACCAAGCAGCTAATCCGCGTGCTACATTAAATCAGATTAAGATTCTACCTCATAAGGAAAAGGATCAGTGGACGCTAGTTGCAAAATATAATATCGGAAAGAAGAAGTAAGATGCAGACTTTCAAAGATTTCATCTCAGAAGCATTAGATCCACACTCTAAGACATATCATGCTTTTGACATTGATGAAACTTTGTTTGCACATGACCACGATAAACTTAAAGTGCATTTAAAAGATAAGAAGACTGGACAGCGTGTAGGTTCTTTAAATAACCAAGAGTTTAATACACACGAGTTAAAACCAGAACATGAATATGATTTTAGCGAGTTTAAGTCTTCTAAGACTTTTCAACAATCAGCAAAACCTATTCGTAAAATGCTTGCGAAGATGAAAGCTATTCATAAGAATAATAAGAATGTTGAAATGGTCACTGCTCGTCAAGATTTCGACGATAAAGATGCGTTTGGCAAACATTTTAAAAAGTATGGTGTTGATATTAATCAAGTTCACGTCCGCCGTGCTGGTAACGTAGATCCTGTTGGACCTCCGGGACCTAATAAAGCAAAAGTTATTTCTGATCAGATTAAAAAGAATGGGTATAAAAAAGTCCATTTATATGACGATTCGCAGTCTAATCTAGACCATTTTCTCGCATTGAAGAAAGCACATCCAGACGTTGAGTTCCATGCTCACTTAGTTCATCACGACCCTGATACAGGCAGTGTCAAAATTAAAACGACCAAACTATAATAAGGGGTTGACATTTTTTTCTCCATCAACTATATTAAAAATTGGACATTGGACATATATAAGTTGATGATGGAGAATGATATGGATATTCGTGTTTTTGATCTTCCTACTCGCGATGATGATCCAACTACTATTGAACGTTGTCTGCGTGAACTGGAAAATAAAGCTCGCTACGGTGTGAAGCTTGATGAAATTGAAATTGATTGGATGGATACAGCTAATACATGGCTGATTGCAGAATGGAGTAAAGTATGATGACGACATCTCTTGATAATGATAAAATCGTTGATTTTAACTATAATAGACAAACTACTATCACTGAAGGTGGTGTCTCTATGACCCAACCTAAGCAAGTTAAAGGTGGTACATTCGCTCCTGCTGACATTGAATTGATTAAGAACGCATTAAATTATTATTTGCGACTTTATCTGAGCAATGACGAAGAGCGTCAAATTGCCAATCTCCTTCACCGGTTGAATCGAATCGGATAAATAATTTCATGCGCCGTTAGCTCAGCTGGATAGAGTCCATGCCTTCTAAGCATGTTGTCGGGGGTTCGAATCCCTCACGGCGTACCATTTTCTAAAAGGATATATTATGAATACTTCTATTGGAATTCTAGGGTCAACCGAAGAATATAATGAGTTGAATTATCTACCTAAGGTAGTACCTTCTGCTATTTTTAAGACTCGTGTACGCGATTATTATTCAAATGATGTAAATCCGTATCGCTGGGAAGATGTAACCACGTTTGACCTCTTTGCAGGTAAGCGTGTTGTTCTGTTCTCTCTTCCTGGTGCATTCACTCCTACTTGCGATACATATCAACTTCCTGGTTTTGAAGAGAAGTATGCAGAGTTTAAGGCCTTAGGTATCAATGATATCTATTGCGTATCAGTGAACGATACCTTCGTAATGAATGCCTGGGCTAAGGCTCAGAATCTCAAGAAGGTTAAGGTCATTCCTGATGGGAATGCAGATTTTACTCGTTCTATGGGTATGGAAGTTGCTAAACAGAATCTTGGTTTCGGTTATCGTTCATGGCGCTATGCTGTAGTGGTTAATAATGGTAAGATCGAAAAGTGGTTTATCGAACCTGGCAAGAGATATGATGCAGAAGAAGATCCATACGGCGAAACAACGCCTGAGAACATTCTTAACTGGCTAAAAGAAAACTCTTAATATATACACTCCTGTAGCTTAAAGGTGAAGCCAGCCGCTCATAACGGCTTGAGTGTGGGTTCGAGTCCTACCGGGAGTACCATTTTTAATATAAGGAAATATTATGATTGTAGATTCTTTTCTTTTTTATAATGAATATGATATTCTAGAGGGAAGGCTTGAGTATCTATATGATAAAGTTGATTTCTTTGTTATTGTAGAGTCTAATCTAACATTTAGCGGTAAACCTAAACCGCTTAATTTTTTAAATAATATGTCTAGATACAATCAATATCTAGATAAAATCTTTTATTATCCTTTATATCTTAATAGAGAAGATTTTTCTAAAAATGAAAAGGATTGGTTGGTTGAAGAATCCGATCTAGCACCTCGCTGGGACTCTCCTACGTGGCAGGTGGAATATGCTACGAGGAATTATATTAAAGAAGCTTTAAAATTCTTTAATCCAGATACAATAGTTCTTATGAGCGATGTAGATGAGATTCCTAGAAAGAATGCTATCGATACTGCAATAACAGAAATTAACTCTTTGACAAGTGACATATGTAGGTTAGGTAATCACTTGTTTTACTATAATTTTTGCCAGAGAGAAGCTTCCCTTTGGTCTGGTACCATTATTTGCAGAAACTCCTTTTTACAGGAGAAAGGCCCACAAACATTAAAGCATTGGGGATGGGGAGATCTATCTTTTTTGATGCCTGAAGGTGGCTATCACCTATCTTATTGGGGAGATGTTGATAGTGTATCATCAAAGATAGAAGCTGGTGCACATCAAGAGCTAAACAAACAACAATTTACGGATAAATCTAATATTGAAAAAAGAATACAAGAAGGTTTAGATCCGTTTGATAGACAGACACTGATACGCGCAGATCCAAGAGAGATAGATCCCGAAATTTGGAACGTGTTCTCTAAGTATAATAAGGGTAAAATAAATCATTATTATGAAAACGTTGAAGGGTGGTTCTCTCCTGATGACGCACAATGTTATAAAAAAGTAATAGAGGAATATGCAAATAGCCAAGAGAAATTGCATTTTGTAGAGATCGGTAGTTACAAGGGTCGTAGTGCGTCATTTTTGGCAGTAGAGATTGCTAATTCTAATCTGGATGTTAAGTTTGATTGTGTTGATATATGGGAACCGAATACACAATACGAAGATTTAGACTACAATACCTTTATAAACAATATGCGGCCTGTTGAAAATCATTACAATGCTATTCGGCTACCTTCATTAGAAGCCTGTGCCTTGTATACAGATAATTCTCTTGATATGGTTTTTATTGACGCTTTGCATCATGATTATAAGTCTGTTAAAGCAGACTTAATTCACTGGTATGCTAAAGTCAAACCAGGGGGTATTATTGCAGGTCATGACTTCGTGTATCCCGATGTTAATAGAGCAGTGCAGGAAGTCTTAGGGGATGTCCTTCGGATCGGCAACTGCTATTATTATATTAAACAATAAAACATATTAAAGGAAATATAAAATGAGCCCTAAAGAATTTTTAGAAGAACAATATCGTAATGCTGCTGTCGGACCGTCTGATATTCATGAGCATTTGCCCGTATTGCGTAACTTAGCAGAACGTTGTCAAACAGTGATCGAACTAGGTGTACGAGACGGGCAGTCTACCCGCGCATTACTAGTAACACCTGTACAGTTACGTTCATACGATATCGAATTGGATACTAATGTAGAGAATTTGTTTGAAATCTCTAGAATAGCCGGTAACGATCATGTATATATCGAAGCGGACGATCTCAAGATCGAACTTCCTGAAGTAGATATGATTTTTATTGACACAGATCATACATACGAGCAACTCTCTGAGGAATTGCGTCTACATGGTAATAAAGCTCAAAAGTATTTGGCGTTTCATGACACGGGAGAGCCTTATGTGAATGCGCTATTGCCTGCTATTATGGAATTTCTTGCTCGGAATCCACACTGGCGCGTATGTTATCATACCCGGAATTGTCACGGCTTTACTGTGCTGGAGCGACATCATGGATAAAGATAAGCTTAAAGCAGAATCAAAGAAGTGGGGAAAGCGAGCTGCTTTCTTTGCCGTGTTTGGTGTTACTGGTGCCGCAGCTCTGCTTGCCTACAACACTTATCGTATATCTAAAGGTCTTGACGAGATCGATTGGGAAAATCTCAAGCTGTGATTAGCTTATTTCTATCTCTTCTCCTTGTTCATTTCTTAATGGATTATCCTCTACAAGGGGATTTTCTTGCTAAGGCAAAGAATAGAGCCAATCCTATCCCGCATGTACCTTGGTACCAGGCTATGGCAGCTCATAGTTTAATGCACGGTATTGCTGTTGGTTTTATTACTGGTATTCCTCTCTTTGCTATCCTAGAGACGGCTATTCATTGGTGGACAGATGATGCTAAGTGTCGTGGAGAGTTGACTTATAACCAGGATCAGGCTATACATATCATTTGTAAGGTCGTTTGGACCATTGGAACAGTTTGGATTTTATCATGAAAGTAAATATTAGACCATATCGTTACGATCTAATCCCTATAGGACGCTGGGAAGGTGCTTACGAACGCATGCGTGGTTCCAATGGGTTGTATCTCCTAGAGGAAGATTACACATGGTACGACAAGATTATTATGGGATTTTTCGATAAGCTGAACGACCTTGTTCGCCCTCTTAATATGTGGCATTGCGATCGAAAGCGTGTAGAAAAAGTCCATGTGGATGACTATGATGTTTGGAGTGCTGATCATACTCTTGCTCTAATCATTTATCCTGTTCTTGTAAGGCTCAAAGAGAAGAAGCATGGGTCGCCTTGCGTGGATAATGAAGACGTTCCAGAACATCTAAGTTCAACAGTTGCTCCACCAAAACAAAACGAGTGGGATACCGATGATAATCATCATGCCCGCTGGGATTGGGTGCTTGACGAAATGATCTGGGCATTTAAGCAGCATATGGATCCTGACTGTAATGATAATCAATTCCATTATAATTCTGATCAGATTGATATGACTTTTGAAAACGATGGTAGTGGTAAGAAGGTTGTCAAATTTAACCACCAAAAGGATCCTACCAAGCCCCCGTATTATATTGATGAAGAAGGTAAGAAAGCACATTACGAGCGAATCGCAAATGGTCGCCGTCTCTTCGCAAAATACTATCAGGGGCTCTGGGATTAATTTACCATAGCTGTTCGCGGCTTTGGATAGGCCCCTGGGGAAACCTGGGGGCTTTTTTGCTTTTAGGGGTTGACATATTTTAAAAAGAAAGGTATTGTTAATTATAAGTTGGAAAGAAGGAAGTTAGAGATGGAAGTTACTGTTAACATGTGTGGTGGAGCTTTTACGCTCGAGACTGGGTATCCTTGGACAGCCGGTCTTTCGCCTTCTCGACATAAAGAAGAATTTAACCTCCGCCATGAAAATGGTCGTTGGCACTTTGATATGAACGGTAAGTCGTACTCTGCTAAGCAGGTATCTCCGCACATTAAAGATGTTCGGACTATCCGTACATATTAATGGTTGACTTTTTCTAAAAATAAGTCTATATTAAATTATAAGATGAAGAGAAGGAAGTTTGTGATGGAAAACACTTATTGGAACCGCAAAGGTGCTCATGAGAATCTTGTTGCAGCGTTGAACATGCGGATCCCTGTTATGGGCGAGATTGCAGGATCTAAGAACCGTAAGCTAGAGAAGTTCCGTAAGGCCTCTAATGCTTACTACGACATCTTTAACAACGGTGGTTGCAATCGTATGCAGTCAATCTCTAAAATCTTCGGCACCGATGCAACATGTCATCTTCGCTATCGCGTATCTTATCGCAGCCCTGATTGGGATGCTATCTCTGAGGTTGTAGAACCAAAGATGGATGCGATCATCCTGGATGCTGCAAAGGAGCAGGGTCTCCTCTAATATGATTGATTTTAAACCAGAACTTACACCGGAACAAATGCTTCTACATGGTGTATTTGGAGGTTCATATTTTGAAAAGGCAACAGAAGAAGATTTTCTTCTAATGCGTCCATCTATCGTCGAACTAGCTATACAAAACCGTGGTAAATATAACAAAGATAAAAACTTGTATAAAGTTAAAGCGGGTTTAAATTACGATAAGTGGATGCAGAATGGTTGGATCTTTGATGAAGATCCCCTTGGATGGTTCCATTGGTATTGCAGATATGATAGTGGCAGACGACATGTGTGTGACCAGCATCAGATTAATCGGTATCAAAACTATATGAAACGCTGGGGATTAACTGCAAGCAAACAGAAGCGGGAAAAAACTGATGCTTCCCCCGTTATAAAGCAAGGGCTTTTACAGTGGGGTATTTTTACCATAAAATAACGGTTGACATATTTTAAAAAGATCTGTATTGTTAATTATAAGTTGGAAAGAAGGAAGTTTGTTATGGCATTTGATGATTTTGATATTATGTACGATACATCCGATGATTTGGTAGCTCTCCATATGGAATATATTCTGGAGAACTGTCACGGTGATCGTATTATCTGTAATGGAGATATGTTGATCGAAGCACAGGAAGATGGATACCTGTATAACGAGTTTCGTGACCATTATATTGAACAGTATGTAATGGTTAATTGTTGAAAAGAGAGAAAATGCCTAAGTGTACAATTCTTGTTGGTGTTCCTGCTTCTGGCAAGTCTACGTGGGTTCAGACACACATGCCTATGGCTAATGTAATGTCAACTGATATCGTTATCGAAAACGTTTCGCGCTCATATGGTATGACTTATGATGAAGCTTTCAAAGAGCTTATTAGTTTTGCTGATAAGGTGATGTGGAGACATATTACGTGGTCTATCACTGAACAGGTGGATTTTATTATTGATTGTACTAACCTGACTGCAAAGTCACGTAGGAAGTTCATAGAAATGCTCAAGCAGCTGTATGAGTATGATATCGAAGCAGTGGTATTCCCTATGCCAGGTACTGAGAAGCTGTCTACAGAGGAATGGAATCGTCGTCTGGATTCGCGACCTGGTAAGACAATTCCGAGCCACATTCTGTCGTCGATGATCGAACACTATGAGCCTCCTACACTAAGTGAAGGATTTTCGAAGGTAACTATATTGTAAATTAACCGACTATTATAAATAGTCGTATGAGTTACGATGTATTTTTTAAAATTATCGGAGATGTTGGATTCCCCATCGCGGCAGCATTGCTCGGAGGGGTTTTCGTGTATTTTGTCATCAATTACATTCTAGAGAGCGTTGTTAAGGCAATCAAAGGAATGCAGGGTATTATTATGGGACTTGACAACCGCGTCAAGACAATGAACCATGATATTATTCGCGTTGATGCAGTAGTTAGTTCAGCTCTAGGTCTTAAACCTGACCTAGACAGAATCGCTCGAGCAGACGGGAAGAACGATGCTCGGAGAGACTAATGGATCCACAACTAATTGCTAATTTAATTAAACAATATGGTTTCCCTATCGTTTCTTCAGTAGGTATGGGATACTTCGTATATTTTATTTACAAGTTTGTAACAGATAAATTAATGCCACTGATTGGCGAAACCAATGTTATTTTAATCGCGCTTATTGATCGTATCCGTATGTTGGATAATGACCTAATAAGATTGAATCAGAAGGTGATTGTTATTTTGCAGATTAAGGAGGACCATAGTGACTATAAATCTAAAGATTGAAGTCCTTAAAGTCTTTGCTTTTGAATTTAATTTTTCTTCTGATAAAAAGAAAAAAGATGAAGATATTGAAAAGAAAGAGCCTACTAACAAGCCTGCTATTACTAAGCAACCCAGCAACTAAACTTCGTCTGCTACAGGGAGACTCTGCCGCTATGTCTATGAGCAATAGTTTTATACCTACACAAGAAATTAAAAAGTATAGAACAATCTTTATCTCTGATGTTCACTTAGGAACTAAGGGATGTAAGGCAGAACTTCTTAACAATTTTCTTAAGAACAACTCTTGCGAAACACTGTATCTCGTAGGAGATATTATTGATGCCTGGAAGATTCAGCAGAACAAATTAAAGTGGAAACAGTCGCATACCAATGTGGTTAGACGTATTCTAGGCTTCTCTAAGCACGGAACTAGAGTTGTATATGTTGCCGGCAATCATGACGAGTTTCTTAGACCCATGATACCGTATGGTGTTTCTTTTGGTATGGTTGAGATATGCAACCAGATTTGCCATGAGGGAGTGGATGGCAAAAGATATATGGTTGTACACGGGGACCTGTTTGATGGTGTTACTCGATTAGCACCTTGGCTAAGTTTCTTAGGCGATAAAGCATATGACTTTGTGTTAGATCTTAATGGTAGATTTAATTGGATCCGTCATAGAATGGGATTCGGATACTGGTCATTAAGCAAATGGTTAAAGCATAGAGTTAAACGAGCAGTGGACTTTATGTTTAAATTTGAAAAAACCATTGCTGCTTATGCTAAAAGAAAAAAATATGACGGTATTATCTGTGGGCATATACATAATGCGGAAATTAAAGATATCGACGGAATAATCTATATGAATGATGGTGACTGGGTAGAGTCCTGTACAGCATTAGTAGAACACCACGACGGCGCCTGGGAAATTATAACTTGGCAAGTAATACAATAAGTATTAATCTGACTTATAAATCCCGGACATTCGAAATTGATGGCAAGACCGAGCCTGATCTGACAGGTAAAATTGAGATCCTTGGAGAGACTGCAACTGGTGTGAGTAATCCAGTAGCATTGCTCTCCGTCGACGTGCTTCCGCATTAGGTGCAGGATCTAATTGTTCAGGGGAATCTTCTATCAAGTTCTATTACTCTGTTCTTTTGAGTTAGATGTTACTTATCTATTTAGTACATCATTACCTGATACTATTTGATAATCCACATAAGTGATTATATACCTACATACCAATATTGTCAACTATATAAGTGTGTTTTTACAGAAGCAAAAATTTCGTGTGCCCTCTCGATAAAGATTGACATTATAAATAAAATAGGTTAATTTTAATTATAATAAAGACGAAGGCAGATTGATGAAATCTTTTAAAAACTACATTGCAGAAACTCGTATGACTACACTTGGAGATATTACATCGGCCATTGCTAGTCATAAGAAAGCTGGGGAAATTCTTAACCCTGCCTATCAGGATCTTGGAAGCCAAGCTCGTCGTGTATTTGGTGTTGATACCCGCCATGTACAGGAGCTTATTCTTAAACATTTTCATGCTGGTGATAAGACCCCAGAACTAAACGATCTCTATTATTCCTGGCCGTCTGACTCTTTTGCGTCTCTGAACAAAGCTGCTAAGCTTCTTGCTAAGGTAAAGGATCCTAAGCATAAGGACGTTATTGCGGCTGGTAACGAGGTAGTTAAGAAGTGGAAGCCGGTTGCTGACGATCTTAAAGCTCTTAAGGGTATGGTTATTAAGATGACGCAAAAGCGTGCCGAAGACAAGATCGCCGCTGCATCTGCTATGGATCGTAAGTTTGCTGACTCGTCGTCTTTGATTAAGATCTTCGAAAGCCATATGCAAGAGTATATTGATATGGCAAAAAAGCGTTCAGAAGAGTTTGTCCGGGATAAACTCGAGATACTCAAGAAACATGATATGGATCTTGATAAGGTAGCTCCTCGTCCTCGTTCGAATATGAGTAGAGGAGAATACATGGCTGCTGAAGCCAAGCGCGACCTATATCGTTCGTTTACAAAGCCTGTATCCTCCAGCACAGCACGTTCAGGAGAGCCATATATCGTTAAGGCTAATCAGGCTATGATCGATCGCTATGTCGAACTTAACGTCAAAGGTGCTGAGGAAGCATACCGGAATTTTATGGCTAAGATGATTCAGAAGATTGGTAAACCTGTTGTCGATGCTAAGATGACAGGCAACATCTGGACAAATGCAACGTTACATGTAACGACGAATGATGGAGAATATCAAACCTGGAGCACCCAGATGATTCTGAACTTCTCAAAATATCAAAAAATGTTTAATCAGTTTCCAAGCCGTAAAGTGAAATAATTTAGGTTTTTATTATGTCTAGCGTGCATAAAGAATCAGGCCATGTTGTGGATCTGAAATACCTACAACTTGTCCTACAGAAGTACCATCCAAACTATATGAAACCAGAGTTCCGAGAGGAACATAACCGCCAGGCATTGGACGGAGAGCTAAACATCTCTCAGGCTATGGAAGGGTTGATACATATTCTATCTGATAGCAAACTGGAACGTACTAATAAGACTGGACGAGATTTTAACTACAAAGATAACCCTGAGTACGGATTCGAACTCAAAAATGTTAGCATCAACTATTCTGTTGAAAAGAAACGCAACGGTGAAGGTATGCAAAAGCCTATCTATCGTGGCAACATCGGTAATCTAAGCCATAAAACTGTTCCGCTACTCGTTACTATATACAACCCACACTTTGATGATGTAGAATGTTTTTATCTGCCTTACGAGGATTGGATAAAATATAAAAACAATCATAATCGCATCGTATTGACCGGCAGATACGACGATGGAATTATGACACGTATGGAGCCATATAAGTGTGCTGATATACACGACATGATATCTAGAGCTATTGCCGATGCAGAAAAACTTTGAATGGGGCTTGACATTTTATCCATTTATGTTATAATAAGAACATAGAAGGAGAAAACAATGCTTCTGATGATCGAAGGTACTGGTAAGCGTAACGCAGGCAAGCTCGAACAGGCTGCACGTTTCTTTGCGAGTCAGCTCCTACATGCACGTACGATTTCTAAACTTACGATCGATATCGAAATCGTCAATAGCCTTGACGTTGAAGGCGAATGCATCTCAGAAGATGATACGAAAAATCCTCGCTACTTCACAGTTCGTTTGCGCAAGCAGCCTGTCGATGATATGATTCGCACCCTAGCGCATGAAATGGTACATGTTAAGCAGTACGCTAAGAACGAGCTCGGTAAAGAACTTGCTCTGGCTCGTGGTGGTAAAGGACTTCGGATCGTTACTCGCTGGATGGGTGAGTTCTGGAACCCTAAAGGCAAGGAAGATGCCTATTGGGATGCGCCTTGGGAGATCGAGGCTTATGGTCGTGAAGTCGGACTTCACCATAAATGGGCAGCATTTAATGGTTGACCTTTTATTAAAAGAAGGGTATTGTTAATTATAAGTTGGAAAGAAGGACGATTGAAATGGACAATTATCAAGTGCTTTCTGAAATTGCGGAATTTACTGGTCATGGTGAATGTGTAGTCATTAAACAAACCGACTGGGAATCGCTAGTTAATTGGGTCAACTCTCTTCCGGATGATGTTTTGTCTGATCGACCGAATTTTGATGTTCTCCCCGTTATCATTAGTAAGGAAGATTCATATGACTAAGTTTGTAGTTCAGTGGTATTCTTCGTCAATTGGCTGGTATGATGTTAAGGAATTGACAAAAGAACAAGCCGTTCGAGAATCTCGCAAGGGCTATACGGGTATACGTGTTGTAGAGCGTTCAAGAGGTATGGAAAATGACTAAGTTTGTAAACAGATTCGTTATCTCCGATACACACTTCGGACATACGAACTCATGGGAAAAGTTTAAGCTGGCTGATGGTAGTCCGCTGCGCCCGTTTACCTCTACGGAGGAGATGGATGAGACTATGATCGAGCGTTGGAACGCCAAGGTTAAGCCTGGGGATACGGTGTATCACTTGGGCGATGTTGTTATCAACCAGAAGTCTCTGCACCTGGTTAGCCGCCTGAACGGTCGTAAGATCCTGGTACGTGGTAACCATGACATCTTCAAGGACAAGCAGTACGCAGAGGTTGGCTTCGAACAGATCCATGGTGTACGTGTGTTTGTGGATAAGTTCATCCTGTCTCATATCCCTCTGCATCCTGATTGTGTGACAGAACGCTTTCGTGTCAACGTCCACGGGCATCTTCATGCAAATGAGATCATGTGGCAGCGTACCCCTGCAAATGGATTGGGTCCATTGACTGCTGATCCGCGTTATATGAGCGCGTGTGTGGAATTGAACAACTATGCACCCGTAAGTTTTGAAGAACTAGAAGCCAAAATTCAAAAGAGATGGTCTGATTGTGGCTATCAGCCGCCAAAAGGATATTTTAACGGATCTGGTCCTTCTTAATTCTACCAGTCTTATAATCTAGAGCAAAGGCATCTTCCGGCTTAATTTTATAGTTTTTAACTCCATCATTAAACCAAGAAGTGCCTTTGCTCTTCTCACCAATCTTTCTTTTCGTTTCATCACTCACCTTTTTACCATAGTTTGGGTTGCCTGACCCTTTCCTCTGTTCGGACCATATCTTTCTTGTTTCATCAGAAGGAGGACCGATAGGTTTACCTAATTTCGATTGGCGTAGTTTCTCTTTAGATTCTTCTGACCATTGACGGCCAGGTTTGCCTTTTCTTTGTTCGGACCATATCTTTTTTGTTTTATCACTAATGGATCTACCAGTCAAAGACTTTGATATTTTCTTTTTATGATCATCGCTGAATGGTTCTAACTTTTTACCTTTATTCCAAGGTTCACTACCTTTCATGCATGGTGGGGATGCTGTAGGATTTACGTTTAGCCATTTTGATTCTTTAATGTGAAACGGATCTTTTGAATGTAATTTACGTAGGACCCTTTCTTCCCAGTACCTTACTTCTGATTCGGTTTTGAATGTTCTACGAACTTGAATAATATCAGGGTCCCCATTCTCCTTTATGAATGTCTTTACTGCGTTTGATGAAGTCTTATACGGATTCCACAAATCGGTTGGATTGCATTTATTGCTCCACCGAGCGCCATAATACCACTTGTTGAGTTTCGACCAGCCGATTAGATATGTGTATGGTGTGAAAGTAGTTGACATTTTTCTATCCTCCTATATAATGGTATTTATAATTTTGATGTTTTTGCGTTTAAATGGAGCATACTTTTATGACTGAAACTTTTAATGAAACTGTTACTATAACTAAGAAAGAATATGAGCCGTTGCATTTTGATGAGGTTGATGCTAAGATCAAAAAGCGTTGGGAGGATACTGGTTATGCTCCTACTGTAAAATCATGGGGTAATGGAAGTGGGCCGAATTGATGGGTAAACTAGCACAAGCAGCTTAAGCATCTGATGTTCACATAATTTATGGAGATTTGAAATGAAAAATATTTTGGAAACAGTTTTTAATCGTATGTTCAGCGGTACCACTCTTTTTATGTTGGGAGCTGCGGGACTTGGTTTACTCCTAGTAGCTACTGTAGATAAACAGCAGACACAAGAAAGCATCTGCTATGCACAGGGCATGGTTCGCGTTAAGACTGATGCTGGTGCCCGTTGCGTACTGCCTAATTCTTTGGTGGAGATTAAGTAATGACTAACACAACACCACCGGATTGGGCGCTGATCGAAGCCGCAAAGCGTGGCGGATTTAACCCTGATCTGCGGTCGCTCCGCAGTATGTATGCGGGAGACGGGTTGTGGAAAGCAACCTTCCGCGCCCTCTGCGATATGATCGCCAAGCACGAACAGCCGCCCGTTGATCGCAAGCTGCTGTGTGCGCGGGAGGCTATGGCGAGAGCGGCTGGAAGCGAAGTGTCTGAAAGGCATTGGCGCGCTGGCAGCAGTGACTATATGCCGAGTATCCAAGGGAGTATCCGCGCCATCGAACTTTGGGAAGAGGGGTTTGGGAAATGAGCGACGATTTCAAAGAGCGGCTGCGGAACACCGACCACAATTGGCACGAAGCGGCTTGTGCGGAAGCTGAACACCGCATCGAAGCCCAAGCGGCGGAGATCGAGCGGCTGCGGGATTTGTTGGGACGGGCTGATGCAGCACTGCGTGGTGCCAACATGAACATGAACGTGGTCGAGCGTAAAATCCGCGCAGCCCTAGCAGGAAAGGCAGAGCAATGATGAAAACAATAAGCGACTTCGGAACCTGCCCCGCCTTCGATTGCAAGTGCGAGTATGTCTCAATGGTCGAAGCCCAAGCGGCGGAGATCGAGCGGCTGCGTGGGGCGTTGAACGACGCTGCGGAAGTGATTGAAATTTGCAACACTGTATTTTTGCACAAATGGGGAACCACAAATAAATGGCGCAACGCCGTTCTTGCGAAAGCCCGCGCAGCCCTAGAAGGAAAGGCAGAGAACTTTCGTTTTTAACAGTTGACTTTTTATAGAAAGTAACCTATAAAAAGATATAGTAAAGAAATGGACTGTTATGGATTGGCAACAAGACTTTAAAAAAATTAAACAGATACAAGAATGCGGTGATCGTGCTCAGAATCCTTGGTTCAAGGAATATTGGTATAAGACCGCAAATGTGTTGTCTGAAACATATCTTGCAGGTCAACCTTGGCTTCGTACATATGATGGAGAAATTAAATGATCGTTCAGAACGCAGTAAGTTGTAATAGTTGCGGAGATATGATTATCTCGAAGCATCGCCATGACTTTGTAACCTGCACATGTGGTGCCATATCTGTAGATGGTGGTCAAGCTTACTTACGCCGTGTAGGCAGTCTTGAGCCTGGTTCGTACACTGACCATAGCTGGGAGCTTCCGGATGATCTGTACGAGGACTGTGCTGAGGCTGTCCAGAAAGCTATCGATACCAACCGTAATAGCCGTGGTATTGCTAATGCTGTAATGCGGGCGCTTCGCGAAGCTCATCGTATTGTGGCAGACCGCGAGCCTCGTATCTTTGCAGAGAACAAGAATCTCGATGAGATCATGGTTGAGGAAGCTGACGGCACTGTGAATCGGTACAAGAAGGTAGTACAATGAATCTTGAACTCGAAGCCTACGAGGGCGAGCTTGCTATGCTGCGTAAGTGTTTTAAACTTGTAAAGCATACTGGCCTTGCCGAGAAGATGGGTAATATCTACTTCATCTGTGGTGAGAGTGGGGAGAAGGATCATAACAATCTTCCCAAGCAGATTCATATCTGTCCTGCATATGGTGTAGATTGGTTTCAAGTTTATGAACGAACGAATGACACTTGGGGACCGGAGTGGTGATGCTTTTTAATATATACCGTTTAGTAGTTTGCCTTATTATGGCAAGCAATATTGTTCCTCTATTATATTATTTGAACAATAGTACACCAATACCTGAATCTACCGCAGCTTGGGCTTGCTTTTTTACATCCTTGTTTTTATTCGAGAGATTGTATATATCTATACGTATGGAACATGAAATGAGGGGTACAGATGAATTGGGATAAACGTTTTCTTGAACTGGCAGAACATGTAGCGCAATGGTCAAAAGACCCTCGGACTAAAGTAGGCGCTGTAATTGTCGATGAAAAGAAGAGAGTAGTTTCTGTTGGCTATAATGGCTTTCCTAGGGGCGTATTTGATTCTGATGAACGATACGAAGATCGCGATACTAAACTATTATTCGTTGCGCATGCTGAACGTAATGCTCTGGATAATGCCCCTTTACAGGTAGATGGATGTACTATGTACGTACCTCTTCTTCCATGCAACGAATGCGCAAAATCTATCATTCAGAAGGGTATTACCCGCGTAGTAACATATAATCCAACACGCGACGGTTCTATGTTTAATTGGGATGTAACAATAAAAATGTTTAAAGAATCTGGTGTAATTCTTGATCTTTTGGATTAAAGACACATATATAGTATGTCACGCCTAATGGGTGACACATTTTAACCTCGCTTAATAGGAGCATGAAACTATGTCGTACCTTTATGACCCACGTACAATCTATAAAGATTTTGATCGTTTCTTTGTTGGTTTCGAACCACTTGTAAAAAGAATTGCAGCTGCATCAGAGCAAACACTAAAAGCCGCATCAAACTACCCTCCATATAATATCAAGAAGATTGATGAACATAAGTACATCATCGAACTAGCTGTTGCTGGCTTCGCAAGACAAGATATTGATATTGAATTAGCCGATAGTAAATTGACTATTAAGGGCAATACACACGCTGGCGAACCTGCTGAACAAGATTCTAACGGTGAATGGACATGGCCTGAAGTAATCTATCAGGGTCTAGCTCAGCGCCCGTTTACACGCACATTTAATCTCGCAGATAATGTTGAGATCCGTGGTGCTTCTCTTCTGAATGGTATTCTTAAGATTAGTCTCGAAGCTGTTATTCCTGAGCATAAGAAGCCTAGGAAAATTGAGATCCAAGACGAAGAAGAGAAATCTGCTACTCCTTCGACTGCAGAACCCCAAGCAGAAACAAAAAGGAAAGCTAATGACTAAGTTTATTGTCCCGGTATCACGGGCGGCTGTAGGATTGATTGCGATTTCGTTTATCGGAATTTTCTGCAGCTTGATGCTGTTTTAATATGAAAAGGTATCTCTGGTCCACGCTCGGCATGCTTTCCTTAGGAATGGCTTATGTTGGTATTGTGGTACCGGGGATACCTTTCTCTATATTTCTTGTATTTGCAGCGTATTGCTTTTCGAAATCATCGAAGCGTATGCACGACTGGTTATATAATCACAAGTACTTCGGTCCCTTCCTTACGAATTGGACAGAGCATAGAATATTCCCGCTGAAAATGAAATATATGATGTTAGCTATGATGTCTTCATCTCTAGCTATTTTGTGGTTTACAACTTATAATTGGAAAGCGGTAATAGGATCGGGTATCACCATGGCTATCGTAGCGATATGGGCCTGGCGATACCCGTCCACAATTGAAGAAGCTAAAAAACGTTAGCCCCAGTTAGCGTATTGTTTGGTCTTCTTAAGTCTATCATCTAGACCATGTGTACCACCATTAACACGCTTTGTAATCTGCGTGATTACTGCATCGGTAACACCTTTATCAGCAACTGCTAATAGTCCATTCTTACGGAAGAACCATAGTGCAGACTCAAATGCCAGTTCACCACATACAATATCTGGATTCGTTAGCACATCGGGACGACCTATGTCCTTGGAGAACGCAGTATAGTTATCCTTCCCGGTTAGCTGAATTGGGCCACGACCTCTATATGTCCAACCGTCCCCAGAGCTTTCCGGTCCATTACCCATGCGACTGGCATAAACCTTGTTAGCAATCTTCTCTGGCTTGCGAGCATAGCCTGCTGTCGAAGCAATCGTTGGGAAGTACTTCTTGAAGATGCCATTCAGGCCCTTATCCGAGTAGTTCAGGTTCTCAGAAAAGACCTTAAAGTTACCTGATTCATGCGCGCACTGTCCGAAGAAGTGAGCAGCCTGATTATTGGTTAACTTAAAGAAGTCTCTTGCTGCTTTATAAGTACCGGGCCCCCATTTACCATCAGCGGCAAGACCGCATTTACTTTGGAGTTGAGCTAATGGATTCGAACCTGAAGCAGCTTTGGGAGTTGCTGCAGCTGTTGGTGTGCTGGCTGCTGGTCGAGCTGCTGTGGCAGATGCGCCAGGCAGTGTTGAAGGGTCGAAATCGGCTACTGGAGTATATGAGGTTCCGCCGGCCTTAGACTTCGTAGCGATCAGACGCTGCTTGCGGTTACCGCCTTCCTTCTTGATCGAGGCGTGTACCCAACCAGAGTTCTTGTCACCGGCTGCATAGAACTCAAGGATAACCTGATCGAACTCTAGATTATCAGCGACCCAGTCAGCGACTGTCTTATTGTCAACGCCTTTGACTTCGAAGTCGATTGCTTGACCATTAACGTGCTGTGAAGTCTTCGAACCTCCAACTGCCTTGTTAACAGCAGGAGCGCGATAAGAAGAGTTAATAGTTACAGGACCAAATTTGGCACGGACCGGTTCTAGGATCTTCTCACAGCAGTAACGCATATTTTCAATGTGCTCTGGTGTAGGAGTGTTCGATAGCCCTAGTTTCTTGGCTGTAGGAGATACTGTCATCTCTTCAAGATTAAAATGTTCAGTTAGTTTTGTCATTGTCTATACCTCTTAGAATGGACCGTGATCTTCGTCAGAGTCGTGATACTTGTTGATAAGTTCTAACTCTTTCGCTTCATTGTCGATCTCGATAGAATGTGCTTTGGCTTCTTCTGTACGAGCTTCGGCGAGCTTGACATAGTCGGTCTTGCCTAGTTCCTGAACTTTAACGTTCGGATCAAACTCCGCAGTCTTCATACCCATCATTGTTGCAAATGCACCAACAAAGGCACCAACAATAGTTGAGAATGCAGGTCCGATAATTTTAAAGATTTCGTTGTTGTCGATGATGGTGTTTGGAACAAATAGTCCGACCATCATAGTAAAGACAACAGCAACCATGATTAGACCGAGAACAAATGCAGCCATTTTCATGATAGTTAATTGGATCTTACCCTTTGCGAGCTCTAGATCCTGAAGAGACGTAATCGACTCTTCTTTAGTGATAAAGGATAGTATACTCATAATATGCTCCTTGGATGGATTATTGTGTTGACTTCACGTAGGGAACAGTATATAGTTGTTAAATAGTTGTAATTGTATCAACAAAGGTATTTATTGAATGAAGTTTTACACGAATATTGCAGTTGCAAAAAACAAGATTCTAGTTCGTGGTTATGAAAACGGTAAACACTTTGCATTAAAAGAGGTATATAAACCATACCTCTTTATCCCTACCTCTACAGATAGCAAGTATAAGAATCTAGCTGGGGAAACACTTGGGCGTATGGACTTCGACTCTATGTCCGAAGCCAGAGATTTTATTTCTAAGTACAAAGAGGTAGACAACATGACCATTTATGGCATGACAAACTACCAGTACACATACATCTACGACAACTATAAGGGGATGATCGATTACGATCCATCACATATCTCTGTTGTTGGTATTGATATTGAAACTGATATGCTAAAGTCCCGTGGCTTTCCAGACATACAACAAGCAGAAAATGAAATTACTCTTATTACAATCAGTCGACGTGGTAAGAAAGTTACATTTGGATGTGGAGAGTTTGATAATAAAGATCCGGAGAACGTAACCTATTACAACTGTACAGACGAGATAGCATTATTGCGATCGTTCTTAGACATGTGGAACTCTGTAGAGTTCTCGCCGGACATTGTAACGGGGTGGAACGTTGAGTTCTTCGACGTGCCATATCTTGTTAATAGAATTACTCGTGTGCTCGGTGAAAGCTACGCTAAGAAACTATCTCCCTGGGGGTACCTAACTACTACACAGATCGAGCTTCGTGGACAGATGAATACAGTATATACGCCTGTAGGTATTACTGTACTGGATTACATGCAGCTATACAAGAAGTTTGCTTTTAAGCAACAGGAGCGATACACACTAGACCATATCTGTTCTGAAGAACTAGGCGAGAAGAAGGTGGACTACGGAGAGTACGGCAATCTGGCAGGTCTGCAACGTAATAACTGGCAGAAATACGTAGAATACAATATTCGAGATGTAGAACTCGTAGATATGCTAGACGATAAGCTAAAACTAATCGAACTTGTTTTATCTGTTGCCTACGATGCTAAGGTAAACTATTCGGACGCATTTGCTACGGTACGACCCTGGGATGTTCTTATTCATAACTATCTATTGGATAGAAACATTGCTGTACCACAAGCAGAGTTCTCTGGTAATGATGCTGATAGTATCATGGGTGGCTATGTTAAAGAAGTACAGGCTGGTATGCACAACTGGGTTGTATCTCTTGACTTGAACTCACTATACCCGCATATTATTATGCAATATAATATCTCTCCAGAAATGTATCGTGGAAAATACCCAGACGAGTTTACTATTGATAATCTGTTGGAAGGTTATTTGGATAATCCAGAGCACAGAAAGGTTCTAGTAGATAATAACTATGCAACAACTGCAAACAGATGCATGTTCGATCAGAGTAAGGATGGTTTCTTATCGACACTTATGGAAAAGATGTATGTAGATCGTACAGTCTATAAGAAGAAGATGATTGAATGTAAGAAAGAGTACGAAGCATTGGAGAACAAGAAGTCTCCAGAGGGAGTACAACTAATCAAGGATATCGCACGTTATGATAACTTGCAGATGGCAAAAAAGATTCAGTTGAACTCAGGTTATGGAGCTCTGGCTAATAAGTACTTCCGGTGGTATGAGAATGATTTTGCCGAGGCTATTACCTCTTCGGGTCAGCTAACTACTCGCTGGATCGAAAACAAACTTAATCTGTATCTAAATAAATTGCTTAAGACTACTGACTTTGATTATGTTATTGCATGTGATACAGACTCTGTGTATCTTACCTTAGATGCACTAGTAAAGAAAGTCTATGGAACAGAACAACAAGATAAAAAGAAGATTGTTGAGTTCTTAGACGGTGTATGTGTACAGAAGCTAGAACCTTATATCGATAAGTGTTACGAAGAACTTCGTGTGTATATGAACGCTGCTAAGCAGAAGATGAAGATGAAGCGCGAGGCGATTGCGGACAAGGGCATCTGGACTGCAAAGAAACGGTACATCTTAAACATGTACAATCTGGAAGGTGTTGCTTACGACAAGCCAAAGCTCAAGATGATGGGCATCGAGGCTATTCGTACAAGCACACCAGCTGTTGTACGCGATGCAATTAAACACGCACTAACTGTTATTATGAATGAGAACGAGGAAAGCCTACAGGATTATGTATGTGACTTCCGTAATCAGTTTGAAAATATGCCGTTCGATCAAGTAGCGTTTCCACGTGGTGTTAAAGAACTAGAGAAATGGGCTGATAACTCTTCTGTTTATAAGAAGGGTACTCCTATTGCAGTTAAGGGCGCTCTAATTTATAACCATGCACTAAGACAGCGTAAGCTAGAGACTAAGTATGAAACTATCGAGAGCGGCAATAAGATTAAGTTCTCTTATCTACTCACACCGAACCCACTACAGTGTTCTGTTATTTCGGCTGCCGGAGACATACCTGTAGAGTTTAATCTAGAGAAATATGTAGATAAGGGTATGCAATTCGAGAAGTCGTTCCTAGAACCAATGAACACTATTGTTAGTGCTATTGGGTGGGAATGTGAAAAAAGATCTTCTCTAGATAGTTTCTTCGGATAAGGAAATAATATGACAGAATTAGAACTAGACGACTTTGACTTCGGTTTTACCTCTATGGCTGAAGAAGTTATTAAGCAAGATGGCAACGACAAGGTTCTTGCTATGTATAATGCTATTATGCCATTACTCAAGAACCTTGCAAAAGACGCAGACAAAAATGCTTATATACATTGGCCAGATCGAGCTAAGAAGATCGATCAGTTCATTACAAGACTAAACAAGATATTAAACAGTTGACATATAACGTCAATTATATTATAGTGAACTATTAACAACAGAAGAGGAAGATACATGTCTCTGCTTGATAAACTAAAGAAGAATTCTACTATTAAAGAAACTGCCGTACTATCTAACTCGAAGTTCTTTAATAAAAAAGATATGATTTCCACATCAGTTCCAGCAATTAACATTGCACTATCTGGACGACTTGACGGTGGTCTAACACCAGGTCTTACAATGTTTGCTGGTCCGTCTAAGCACTTTAAGACAGCGTTCTCGTTGATGTGTGCTAAGGCATATCTTGACAAGTATGAAGATGCAGTACTATTGTTTTATGACTCTGAGTTCGGTACTCCGCAGTCTTATTTTGACTCGTTTGGTATCTCTACAGACCGTGTACTACACACACCTATTACAGACATTGAACAGCTCAAGTTTGACTGCATGCAGCAGCTTAACCAGATCGAACGTGACGAACATGTTATTATTATTGTAGACTCGATTGGTAACTTGGCTTCTAAGAAAGAAGTCGAAGACGCACTGGATGGTAAGTCTGTTGCAGACATGAGTCGTGCAAAGCAACTGAAGTCGTTCTTCCGTATGGTAACTCCGCACCTTACAATGAAGGACTTGCCTATGATCGTGGTTAACCATACCTACAAGGAAATTGCACTGTTTCCAAAGGATATCGTTGGCGGAGGTACCGGTTCTTATTACTCGGCAGACAATATCTTTATTATTGGACGTCAGCAAGAAAAGACTGGTACAGAAATTACTGGCTATAATTTTATTATCAACGTAGAGAAGTCGCGTTATGTACGAGAAAAAGCAAAGATCCCTGTTGAAGTATCTTTCACTGGCGGTATTAGTAAATGGTCTGGTCTATTGGACATTGCTCTTGAGTCGGGCCATGTAATTAAGCCATCGAATGGTTGGTACTCTAAGGTTGATATGGAAACCGGTGAGATCGATGATAAGAAGTACCGTTACAACGATACACAGACCAAGGACTTCTGGCTTCCTATTCTTACGTCTAAGACTTTCGCAGACTGGGTACAAAATCGTTATCAGGTAGCACATGGTTCTATTATTAAAGATGAAGATGATGTTGTAGATGTGTACGAAGCCATCGAAGAAGGGAATGAACAAGAATGAGTTTAGAAAAGGCTATATTTAATAACCTATTAAACAACGAAACGTATGGCCGTAAGGTTATTCCTTTTCTTAATGTAGAATACTTCCAAGATCGTAACGATAAGGTTATTTTTGAACTTATCGAGCGCTATGTAACATCATACAATGCTTTCCCTACAAAGGAAGCATTGATTGTGGATCTATCTAACTTAGATAAGATCTCTGACGATCAATTTAAAGAGTGTAAGGAACTGATCAGTGAAATACCTGATCAGTCCGACTCTATCACTAACACAGAATGGTTGGTAGACAATACAGAAAAGTTTTGTCAAGACAAGGCTATCTATAATGCTATTAGAGAATCTATTAGAATTATGGATGACAAGACAGGTAAGATGTCTACGGGCGCGATACCACAACTGTTGGCTGATGCACTTGCAGTGTCCTTCGATACATCTATCGGGCACGACTTCCTAGATGATGTAGAGTCTCGTTTCGAGTTTTACCATCGTAAGGAAGAGCGTATTCCGTTCGACTTGGATTATTTTAACAAGATTACTCGTGGAGGTATCCCTAACAAGACACTGAACATTATCTTGGCAGGTACAGGTGTAGGTAAGTCGTTGGCTATGTGTCATATGGCTGCAGCAAACATGGTAGGTGGTAAGAATGTCCTGTACATCACTATGGAAATGGCAGAAGAAAAGATTGCAGAACGTATTGACGCGAACCTACTGAACGTACCACTAGACGAACTATACAACTTACCTAAAGAGTCTTATGACAAGAAGATCGCAAGGCTTAAAGAAAAGACTGTAGGTAAACTGATTGTTAAGGAGTATCCTACAGCTTGTGCAGGTTCGGCTAACTTTAGGCACCTGCTGAACGAACTGAAGATTAAAAAGAACTTTGTAGCAGACATTATCTATATCGACTATCTTAATATCTGCAACAGTTCCCGCCTGAAGCAAGGCTCTAACATCAACTCATATACCTATATTAAAGCGATTGCAGAGGAACTGAGAGGGTTGGCTGTAGAGTTTAATGTACCAATCGTTTCGGCTACACAGACGACACGTGGCGGTTATGATAACTCGGATGTTGGATTGACAGATACATCTGAGTCGTTCGGTCTGCCTGCTACTGCTGATTTGATGATTGCTCTTATCTCTACAGATGAACTTAAAGCACTTAATCAGATTATGGTTAAGCAACTTAAGAATCGTTATGCAGATCCAGAAATGTATAAGAGATTTGTTATTGGGGTTGACAAATCTCGTATGAAGTTGTATGATACTGAACAAACTGCGCAGGACGACATTATGGACGATAGTCCCGTCTATGATAAAACTCCAGCAGGTAAGTTCGACAAAGATAAATTTTCGGGGTTTAAATGATGATTGAAGAAGAAGTGATGTTCGAAACGATTAATCGTTCGGTGGAATCTTGGGGACCTCTAGCTAAGTGTAGCGAGGAAGTGTTTAATCAAATTATCAACAACCGCCGCGGATACACTAAGGATAAGATCAAGAAGATCAAGAAGCTTAAACCATACTATGTTACGTTCGAAAGACGTTCATACTCTGAATCTTTCGAGATCATGGCTGAGGATGACTATGACGTAGGTGTTAAGGCTCGTGCGTATTACAAAGAGAATGCCGATAAGATCGGCTTCAAGGAACAGCAACGTAGCAATTGGGCTGACGGTTATGCTGGTTATGACAACATTCGCTACAGTAAGGTTCGCACATGAAGACGGTTGGAATCACGTTCAGCACTTTTGATCTCCTCCATGCTGGACACATTATGATGTTAGAAGAAGCCAAGTCGCAGTGTGACTGGCTCGTGATTGCATTGCAGTCTGATCCTACCGTTGATCGGCCAGAGAAGAACAAACCCATTCAGACGATGTACGAACGATACATTCAGCTCAAGGGCTGTAAGTATGTAGACGAGATCGTCCCTTATACGACCGAAGAGGAAGTTAGGCTCATCCTTGAGTCTCGTCACTTCGATGTCAGAATTATCGGTGAAGACTATAAGAATAAAGACTTCACTGGTAAGGATATATGCGATGAACGTGGTATTCGCATATATTATAACTCCAGACAGCACCACCTGTCATCTTCTGAACTTCGTAAAAGGATTAAAGACAAATGATGAATTATAAACTCGTACAGACTGGTATTGCAGATGTTCCTAACACTAATGGTGATTATGTAACACAGATCTATGATATTCTAGAAACAAAGACCAACCAAGTCGTTGCGTCAAGTGTTCCTGCATACCTCAACGAAGCTAAGAACGCATGCCGCTTTCTTAATATGGGTGGAGGGTTCGATGGCAATACCCCTTCATTCTTTCTAGAGAAAATTACACGCCCTATCATTTTTGACGATAATAATGATTGACCTTTTTTAAAAAGAAAGGTATAGTTAATTATAAGATGAGGAGAACGGAAATGCAGGACGTACTCGACGAAACACTCTGGGAAGGTTATGAAGCCTGGTTGGATGAGCAGGCAGCACTCGCAGAGTATGAACGTACGGTAGAGATGTAAATTCTAATAGGAGTTATACCATGAAGGCTTTTGTTGCACGTAATCATAATGGTATCCTAGTCGCCTCTCACGTCGATCTGGGTAATCTTATGGAGGAAGCTCTCTTTTACAAAGAATCCACTGGCAATCAAATTACGGTCAGTGAAGAAGAATTTGAAACCGCACCTAAACGTAACATTTATGGTTGACCTTTTTTAAAAATAAGTCTATATTAAATTATAAGATGAAGAGAAGGAAGTTAGTGATGGGTATTTACGTTTATACACTCCGCAAGAATCCAATCGTTGCAATTAACGAACGCAGCCATAAGCCTATGGCAATCGGTGTTACTAAGTATGCATATAAGCATTCTTCAGGATGGGATCGCCCTGAGTATAAGCGTACCACTTCGCGGCTTCATTCACTGGCTGAAAAAGCTCGTGATGCGAACCCTGATCTGACTATGGTAGTTGTTGGCGATCCTAAGGAACATGATTTCGGACGCTACGGCCCGATGGCTGTTTATCAGGTCAAGGATAGCATGACCTACTTTTACGATTCCAAGATTCCTGGTCATACAGTTGGCTATCTCCACAAGTCAGGTAAGTCGTACACGTTCCAAGAAAAGGTAGACGTTGCCTTGGCAGCGTAAATAACAGTTGACTTTTTCTCAAAATAAGTCTATATTAAATTATAAGATGAAGAGAAGGAAATTGCATAATGGCACTTGTTAATGTAATTTATCGGGTTCGTTGCATCGAAAGCGAACGTGGCTGGGGACAAAAGCCCTTCTGCGTAGACTTCGATACACGCGCTGAGGCTGAAGCGTATATGGAGAGTATGAACGCTAAGAACAACCTACCGTACGTACCAGACTATTACGAGCGTGCTATCGGGATTGATGTGATGGAGGGTGCATAATGAAGTCTCCTATCGTAGAATACTTTGGATTGAACACTGTTGAGCTAGCTATCGCAGACTACTTTAGTTCAAACGGGCTCAATGAAAATGTTCGTGATAATTTGATGCTATTGTCGATCAACAAGCCCGAAGACTTTTTCGATATCGTTGACGATTACGTAATGCGTACCGTAAAAATAAAATAACCTGTTTATAGAAAGATATAATATGCTAATTGAAACACAGACCTCTATTAAGAACAACGATGTTGTCAGCGTTAAACTACTAGGCGGAGATGAAGTTGTCGGCCGTTTTGTTGAAAATGATTCTGAAGCGTACCTAACACTATCTAAGCCTATGCTGGTTATGATGGGGCAGCAAGGCTTTGGTCTTGGGCCTTTTATTATGACTGCTAATCCAGACCTTGCTAAGGTAGATATTAAGCAGACCTCTGTTGTGTCTGTTGTTAAGACCTACGAGCCGGTGGCTAAGGAATACCTCAAACAAACTACTGGCCTTATTACCTAGCAGGTAACGTGAAACACCTAAAATATTTTAATATACTAGAAAAAGTAGCTATCGCATCGGAGCCTGTTTTCAGGCAACGGATAGCTGCTTTCCTCGTATATAAAAGTCCTATGATACAGACGTTATAAATAAGAGTACAATTTGATATTAAGCATGTACACTATTGACGGGGAAATAAATGATGAAAAAAGATCTAGTAATAGGTGCTATCACTGGCTATAATTTTAATTCTATTGCGCCTTGGGTTAACTCTTTAGAGCGTTCCGGCTACGCTGGTGATAAAGCTATGATCTGTTACGATGTGCCTTTCGAAACAGTCGAACAACTTACAAGTAGAGGGTATAAGGTGTTCGTATTTGATCAGAATGATCAAGAACGTAGATTCGAATATAAGGCAAAGTCTAAGTTTCATATTGTATGTGAGCGCTTCTATCACCTTTGGAAGATTCTTCAGGATTATAAAGGTGAATATAGGTATATTATCACCACCGATGTTAGAGATGTTGTTTTCCAGCGTAATCCTATTGAATGGCTTGAAAAGAATTTAGGAGAAAAGAAGGTCGTTGGATCGTCCGAATCTATTAAGTTCGGCGATGAGGAGTGGGGCGATTTAGTACTGAAGAGCCAATACGGCGAAGATATCCGTCAGGCTTTTCAAGATAAAATAATTTATAATGCGGGTGTCATGTCTGGCGACTTTGATACTATGGTGGATTTGTTCTTACAAATTTATCTACTATGCGAAGCCGCACCATCTCATTGGAATAAGAATCTGGGCGGACCAGATCAAGCAGCGTATAATATTTTAGCACACTCTAAGCCATGGACTGATGTCACTCGGCATACTTCATCTGAAGAGGGCTGGGCAGCGCAGTTGGGCGGCACTGGTCCCCAAATGCAATATAGGTTCGATAAACTAGTAGAAAATAGACCTGTTATGACAGGCAATAAATTATACACTTCTTCAGGAGAGCTGTTCTATATTGTTCATCAATATGATCGTGTACATGAATGGAGAAATATTATCATGGAGCAATATGTATGAAACCCACTTTAATATTTTGCCCTGTAGGACAACAACTTCCTATAGATGGCAAATGTCCCGATAATCATTGGCGTCGAACTGACAGAGAGTTTAGAGAATATAAAACACTTATTATTAATTATAATTATGAGTCAGGATTTGTACCTGAAGAATATTCCTATGATTATATAATCAATAAGCGAGGTTTTAAATGGTCTTTATCGCAAGAATATATGCGAGAGAATAAAGATATGCTCATGAGTCAATATGAATATATTGGTATGTGGGATGATGATGTTCAGACTGATATCGAATCTCTTAATTGCGCTATCAATACCGCACATTCACAAAACGCTAAGATTTGGCAACTTTCTGTTTCTAAAGAATCAGAATCTTCTTGGTCGATTCTACAGAATAATCCGGATCTAGAGTATACTTTTACAAATTTTACCGAAATCATGTGTCCTGTTTATCATACATCTCTTATTCCTATGATGCTTGAGTTTTGGAGTATGTATGATATATACACAGGTTGGGGGTTCGATAGAGTAGTGTGTGAACTAGCACAAGAGCCCGCTATGATTATACATTCTCGACAAATGTATCATCCACACCGTGAGTCTTCTTACGATAAGACAGAGGCATTGAAAGAACACCAAAGATGCATAGAACAAGCGTATCCTCTATATTATAAAAAACTCTATAATGAAGATATTGTATATGAGGATAGGCAGATCGTATACCGAGAAGTTAAAAGGAGAATACTTAATGGCTAATGTTTTTTTAGATCTTGGCACTCATTTTGGACAGGGTCTTCAGCACTTCATACAGCGTTTCAATATGAACGAGACGTGGACTATTCATACGTTCGAAGCTAATCCAGTTACGTATCAGATCTTCCTAGATGACTTTCATAAAGAAGTTCCTTGGGTAAAGGCACACAATCTAGCTATTTGTGATTATAATGGTATTATAACTATCAATATAGAGACACCTCCTGGTGAAGGTGAAACGGGTATGGGTTCGTCAGTAATTGCCCTAGACGTCTGGAATCCTTGGGACGATAAGCTAAGAGAAAATTTCAAGACATCAGCAGAAGTACCTTGTGTTGATTTATCAGAATTTATCAGAACTAACTTTAGTCCAGATGATAATATTGTGATTAAGATGGATATCGAAGGCGCTGAATACAATACACTTGAGAAGATGATTGCCGATAAGACACTTGATTATGTCAGCAATATTTCAATCGAATGGCATTCTCGTTTCTTTACCAATGTAGAGGAAATGCGGGAAAGAGAAAACAGAATCAAAAATTATATGAATGAACAAAATATCTCTCTAGGAGAGTGGCAATGACACAAGGGTATTTGCTATTAGCATTGGGAAAAAGGTTTATTGAAGAATGTGCATTACTAGCAAACACAATTCGTAAACAGAATGATACACGTCCAATCAGTGTTGTTATTCACCCAGAAGATCACGAATATGTATTAAGTAAAGGCATATTTGATCAACTTATACATTTTAAACCTGAAGGTACTCTTTGGAATGAATGCCAAAATAACTTCGAAAAATACTGTTTATATCCTAGACTTAATTTTCCAGAATATCTAGTTTATGATGAAACTATCATAGTTGATAGTGATGAACTATGTCAGTTTAACTCCGATCATGTTTGGACATATCTTTCCAACAGGTCTTGCCCTGTTGCTATGACCGGTAGATCGTATGATTCTAATTGGCATTGGGGAACTATATCTGACGTATGGCACCGTTACGGAAAACACGTACCTCATGTTCATGGTGGATTCTTCTATCTTCGTAAAAGTTCTTTTCTAGATGAATTTTTTGAATATAGTAGAGAAGTCTTTTGGAAGTATGATGAATATGGATGCAAACGCTGGTATCAGAATGGAAGAGTAGATGAAATTATTTTTGCTATAACACATTCAAAATTTAATCTATCTCCTGTAGAATTTGATGAGTACCCTATTATTACTTTTAATTATACTTCAGATATGCAAATTCCATCTAAACTTCAGACAGAAAATGGACAGAATGTAGAACTAAGAAACTACATTCCGTTCGTACATATGTTTGATAAAATGTATGGAGACAACTTTAAGTCACTATATAATAAAATTATGAGAAACTAATATAGGAAATAGTAATGGAACATTTTTATACAAAAATTAATGGATGGTTAGATTTTCAAAATACCTACACAAGAATGGTCAATGAACATAGTGATGGGGCGCACTTTGTAGAGGTTGGAACACCAAATGTTTATGAAGCAGTCAACGAATTATTTCCTAATGATTTTCAGGTTGTTGATGGCGTATCTTGGATTCACCGAAAAAAATGATGTATGATTATCTTATTATAGGCGCTGGCCTATTCGGTTCGACCTTTGCTCGATTGGCTACTGACGCAGGTAAAAAATGCCTGATTGTTGAGCAACGGGACCATGTAGGCGGAAATGTTTACTCAGAAGAACAAGAAGGCATTCAGGTACACACCTACGGACCTCACATATTCCACTGCAATGACGATGGTATCTGGGAGTTTGTAAATCGTTTTTCTAAGTTCAATAATTTTATCTACATGCCTAAAGCCCGATATGAAGATAGATTGTATTCATTACCTTTCAATATGAATACGTTTTATGAAATATGGGGCGTTACAACACCAGAGCAAGCTAGAAATAGAATTGCTACCGAAGCTGCAAATTATAAGAGCATGCTTGGTAGGGAACCTGAGAATCTGGAAGAGCAAGCTATCTCGATGGTAGGGCCTGATATCTATGAAAGGCTAGTTAAGCATTATACCACGAAACAATGGCAACGTGACCCGAAAGATCTTCCGGCGTTTATCATTAAGCGTCTACCTGTTCGTTTCACCTACGATAATAATTATTTTAATGACAAATATCAGGGTATACCTATCGGGGGGTACGGTCGTATGATGATTAATATGATTGAAGGTATAGACGTTCAAATTAATACTAACTTCTTTGAGAGCCGTAACAGTCAGATGCTTAAAGCAAAGAAGATTGTATATACTGGAAAGATTGATGAGTACTTCGATTACCAGTTTGGTGAGCTCGAGTATCGCACTCTACGTTTTGAACACGAGTGGTACAACACTGATAATCATCAAGGCGTTGCTGTTATTAATGATACAGGACCAGATAATCCATGGACCCGTATTATTGAACACAAACTATTTGAACCAGAAGTAAAAACTCCCCGTACTATTGTAACCAAAGAAATACCCGATACTTGGTCACGTGGTAAGATACCTTACTATCCAATTAATGATGAAAAAAATCAGACGGTCTATAACCAATATCGGGATTTGGCTGAGCAAGAAGAAAATGTAATCTTCGGCGGACGCCTTTCAGAATATCGTTATTATGATATGCACCAGGTCATTGGTAGTGCAATGGCTGCATGGAGAAAGGAAAGCAACATATGAAATATTATCTATCAATAGCAGCAATCTTTAAAAATGAAACCTGGGGTATGCAGGAATGGCTAGATCATCACCTAGCACATGGTGTCGAACATTTTTATCTAGTGAACGACGGTTCTACAGATGATTATATGAGTATATTGGGTTCATATATTGAAGCTGGCAAGGTAACACTATATCAGAATGATATTATAGAACGTTATACATGGCGACAGGTTCATATTAATAACAAATACTTTCTTCCTATATTAAAAGAATCTCAGTGGGTTGCAAATATTGATCTAGATGAGTACCTGTATAGTACAGATACTCTAAGTCTTAAAGACGCACTTAGGTGTTATGAAAATTTTGGTTCTGTTTATGTAAGATGGGCATATTATACATCTAACGGGCATATTACACAACCGAAAGGTATTGTGGAATCCTTTACTACGCGCTGTGAATTGGGTGCTGTTGTTTATTGTCGTGCACCAGACGATACACATCCAAAGTATATAAGATCTGATGAACCCAAAGTTATTATGAATAGTAATTATCCTACTACATCACTAAACATTCATAGTACTGATACACAAGGTATATCTATTAGTGGTTCGCATAACTTTCCGCAACTTTTAATCAATCATTATCAGTTACAATCCCGTGAATATTGGGAGACAATTAAGATGAACCGGGGAGATGTTAATTATTGGTTTAAAGGACACCCACGTAATTTTGAACTATATGACGCCTTTGATGCAGCGGGTATTGTACAAGATACAAGACTTAGGGATCAGAATAGAGCTTTATTTGGATCTTATAAATAATAGGAATTAAACATTCCGAGGTCCTAATGAAACGTTTTATCCAATACTTTTTTGAAGCTAATGAGGATAAAGTATCTTCTAATACCAAAGCTGTGCTTCACGAACTATTAGTAGGCAGACATCTAAATGGTGGTAAGCATATGGAAGCACATCCAAATGCTGAAGGTGAAACCCCTGAACAAGCACATGATAGATTAAAGTCTACCCTAACAGATGCCCAATATAATGAAATCAACAATAAAGCAAAAGTAGCTGCTGATGATATTCATAAAAAGGTGGGTAAGCATGGCGAAGTACATAGAGTACAATGGACATCAAAAGCGGGCGACTTACACCGTGCTACAGGTATTCATGCCACACAGCTTCAAGATGCTTCGGACATAGTAGTTACTACCAAGGATAAAAATGGTAAGATAAAGCATCATGGTGTTAGTCTTAAGGTCACAGATAAGAAAGATAAGCATGTTCCTGTAACAAATCCAGGTATGGAGAGTACATATGGTGGTGCTGAAATTCTTAGAAAGCATAAGGAAGAAATAGCCAAGGCACACCCAGAACTTGCTAACATTAAAGGTACTAAGGCTAAAAAAGCATGGATGAAAGCCAATCCAAAAGTTAACGCAGATATTAGAGCCAGAAATACTAAAGCACTGAATGATGTTACAGAACATCTTCATAATAAACTTAATTCTATGTCTAGCGAGGAGCTAGTACATCACATTAGACACTATGTTCTTGCAGCACACCCTACACCGATGCAAGGTCAGGGACATGAACATTTTAGACATACTACTGGCGGTGTTGGAGGAGATTATTCGATCCATCATGCCAATCCAGATCAAGATCACGAACATATTCTAAATGATCATGGAAATATCTCAACTCAACGCAGAGGTACCTCTATTGTATTCTTGCATAAGGATAAGCCTTTTGCGAAGCATAGAATGAAGTTTGAAAACCAGGGCAATCCAAATAGCAGTGTTAAAGGCTCTGGAGAACTAATGTGATTAGATTTAAAACATTTATTACAGAATCCATTCGTCAAGGTCTACCTCACTTAGCGTCTACAAAGACAGCTGCTGGTAACGATACACCATCACTATCCACAGATCAGTTCCGTAACCTGGTAAAGGGCGGCAGAGTACATATTAATGATGTAACAGAAAAAACTGATGGACAGACCTTTAAGTTCGGACACGACAAACACGGCTTCTATACACAGCACTCTGGATCCGGGGACGAACGTATTCGTACTGGAGAAGGACATATTGAACGAGCCAAAAGAAGAGCACAAGAGACTGGTAAGCCATATGAGCCTACCGGTCCTGAAGCTATGGCTAAATTTCATAACGCGCTACAAAATAATAAAGCACTACAAGCACATCTAAAAGACCAGTACAAAAAGACAGGCAAAGAGGTGCAGGTGCGCGGTGAAGCTTTTAATCGTTCACTGGCACAGCCTGCTGGTAGGGGACATGTTAAGTTTGTACATACACCTTATTCAACACAAGGTATGGGTAGACAAGGTTCGTTTATTATTCACTCTAAGTTACCTGAAAACCAAGATCATGATACAGAACACTTTAAAAAGAACTTGTCAGACTCTAATATTAATTTTGACGACGATAAGGTAGCACATAAGCCTGGACACGTTGATGTTAAACCAGAAGAAAAAGAATTCAGAGGTTTAAATCACGAACTAATCAATAGCAGAACAACTCCAAAGAATAAGGCTCAAAAACTAGCAGAGATCGAAAAGTTCAATGCTATTAAAACTAGAGTCAGTGAAAAGGTTGGCGAACACTTAGGCAAACTAGGTATTAAAAACAAATGGGGTAAAGGTACAGAGGGTCTTGTAGTACATCCTTCGGAAAAGAACCCAGACGCACCGCGTTTTAAAGCGATCAATCCAGCATTTAAAGAAGCTAAAGCCAAAGGCGGCAGGTTCGGAGAGAAAAAGTAATGAAAAGAATATCAGACCTTTATAGGGTAATATTAGAAGGCGGCAATGTTAAAGTAGGTCCTAAGGGGCAGGAAACTTCGGCAGCTCCATTCTCTGTTACTGCTAAGAACCGAGGGGAAAGACGTGCGGATATTCAACAGGCGCTTGGATCTATTCACGATACTTTTCATAACGAACACGGCGAACATTTATTTGGACCCGGTCAAGCTCATATAAGATCCGGTCATGCTTATACTGGTTCTACTAATGATCTAATGGGACACCATGTATCCCACGAAGAATTTGCTAAACACAAACCTTCTGTTGGAGATGTAGACGTACAGGTATCCCACGAGCACAAAGATAAACTAGGAGCTACATTAGCACCTGGTAAGCGCTTTGGTAAGTATACTGTAGTTGGCACTAAAAAGCACGGCAACGAAATCTCTGCTGTTATGAGACATGATACTGGCGAGCATCATCAGTTCGACTTCCAAGGCGTACACCATCCAGGCTCAGAGGCAGAACGTTTTCTACATTCCTCTAATTGGCAAGATACAAAGGCTGGTATTAAGGGAGCACACCATAAGATTCTTCTTAATGCTGTTGCCGGAAATACACATAAGTTCTCTATTACACATGGTCTTCGTTCAAGAACAGACGATTCAGATCCAGGTGTTTCCCATCCTACTGAAGTAGCACACGCTATGTTTGGTCGTGATGCAGATCACCACGACATTCATTCTTTCCATGGTGTAACCCAACTCATTAATAAGCACAAGTCACCAGAAGAAAAACAGGCTATCTATAATAAGTTTAAAGATAGTGTTTCTAAGATGAAAGGCATGAACCACGAACCTGCTTTAGAGCATCTTCGCAAGCACTTGGGTGTCCATGATACTGGAGTAAGTGAAGATAGTTTTATTACTTCTATAGAAAACTATATCAACGAAGATCTTAGAACTTGGTTCAACCAAAAGTGGGTCCGTATGGATACCAAGGGTAAGATCAAAGGTGATTGCGCTAGAGAAGAAGGTGAAGGCAAACCAAAGTGTCTTCCAATGGCTAAAGCACAAGCCATGGACAAAGAAGATAGAGCCACTGCTGCTCGACGTAAGCGTAGAGAAGATCCGGTTGCTGATAGAGAAGGCAAAGGCGGAAAACCTATTAACGTTCGAACAGAAGCAGCAAATCCAGCACAACAAGCTGCAATAGCTATCGCTATGAAGAAAGCTGGTAAGAAGCCACAGAACGAAGAAGTCCAACCCCTAGAAGAAAAAAATGCGCCTACTAATCCAGCTCTATGGTCTAGAGCAAAGTCTTTAGCTCGTCAGAAGTTTGATGTATATCCTTCTGCGTATGCTAATGGGTGGGCTGCTAAGTATTACAAGTCGAAAGGTGGCGGATGGAAAACCGTCAGTGAAGAGGCAATACATATTAATGAAGAAGCTGAACAGCATGCTCATATGTCATACCTAGGCGCCTCTCCTCATACACATGTCGGTCATCATACTGATGTAGGCGGTTCAATGGACGCAGCGCCTGCTGGTAAGAAGTTTATTGGGTTGTCAGGTAAGTCAGATGCGTTCTCTGACAAAGAGCGTGAAGATATTGCTAATAGACAATCCGGCGGCAATATAGAGTTTAAGACTGAAAAATCTCCAGGTTTTGCTATTGCCCGCGCATATAAATCTATGAAAGGCTCGGGTAAGAAGATCCTACACTTACACTTCGGACATGATAGAAAAGACTTTGCTGAAAAGTTAAAGGGCTCTATTGAAGCAGGTAAGATTCCTGAACTAGAAGGCAATAAGCCAGACGAAGTAAGATTGCATTTTCCTAAGGACGAAGGAAGATCACACGGCATGTCAGGTACTAAGATGCGTACAGCAGCAGCCGAAGGAGATCTTCCTACATATAAGAAACATTTAGGTCCTAATTTCTCGGATAAAGAAGCTAAAGGAATTATGGATCGTACGCGCGTAGGCCTTATGGCTGGTAAGATTAAGGTCAAAAGATGAAAACTTTAAAGCAGTTCATGTCTGAAATTAAAGTACCTGGCTTTAACGGACCGGTCGAAGTACCTAATGTCAAGATACGTATGGCAGATGGAAAAATTAAATCCCTACCGCCCGGTAAGTCAGGTTCTTCTGGAGGCGGCGGCGCTGGAGGGAGCGGCGGAGAATGAAAAACTTTAAGTCCTGGCTAGCGGAGACATCAACTAATGTGTCTGCTGGATTCGGTGTTCGAGGCCTAGGGGATGTGTCTGGTCAACCAACCGGAGATATTTCTAACTATGCAATGTCTAATTCTTCTGAACAAGAAAAACTAACTAATAATACTCAACAGATGATAGACGATCATAATAACATTATGAATAACGATGCTATAGCCGGAGATGTTACTGATGGCAATGTTCCTAAAGTTCCAACATATAGACCTGCTGGGGGTAATCGTGTACCGGATATAGCCAGCGCAGAAGATAGAACCAAAGATACTATACTAAAAGCGAAGAAGAAATAATATGGCTCAGTATAACGCTAACACAGCATCATTTCTAGGGCAAACAAAAACACTTTTCGATGTTAATATGCTGGCGACTAAAAATGGACAGCCCGTTTCTAATACTAATCCGTTACCTGTTACCTTAGGTTCAAATAATATTACGATTACAGGTAGTGTTAATATTGGTACAACTGTAGAAGTATCGAGTACTCCTGAAAATCCCGTTCATAATCATATTACTGAAGTTGGAACATCAGGATTATTAACCGTACCTTATGTACCAGTTGGTGGTAATGTTTCAATATACAATAGCAACGGTAGCGCAATTACCAATGCTAATCCAATTTCAATTCAAATTATTAAAAACGGATTGCCAGTTAGTGATACTGTGGCGTTACCAACTCGTGTTCTTAACGATGAAGCCTTGATTTCATATGCTCGTCACAAGGCAGTAACTGAAGCGGAAGTATTGGGTGCCTATTTGATTGATAAGAGTGGTGCCACAGAAACGTTGGGCGTTACCGCTACTACTATGAGTACTGTGTGGGGTGGAACCGGATTGTATCCTTGGACCACATTCACGGGTACTGGTGATAAAATTTATATCAAGTCTGTTACCAATGATCCAAAGGTTCAAGGTAAGTCTGTAACTATTGAAGGATTAGATAGCAACTATGATATCCTTATAGAAACAGTGACACTACACGCCACCGATACCACAATACCTGTAAGTACTGTTAATAACTTTTATAGAACTAATAAAATGTATTTGACAGGCAATAATACTAATAGTCTGCCGCATGATTATAATATAGAACTCACATATGGCAGTAGTAGCGGTACACTTGTAGGTAAGATGAATGCTCCTTGGGGTCGTGGTCAAAACTGCTTCTACACTGTGCCGAGAGGATATGA